ACCCTGCCCAGTGCAGGGTTTTTCTTGTCCATAATTCCCCTTTTTGCTATAATATAGGCATACAAAGCAAAAAGGAGTTCAAGATGCGACACGTAGCCGGTTTTAGTAACAGCACCAAAATTCGTTTTATTGTCAACGGTTTTGGTATGTACGGTACCATCAATGATATCTACACAAAAACGGCCACAGCCAGCCACGGTGCCGCTCTGCGCCTTGCCATCCAAAAACTGGCTTACGATCGCCGTCATAGCAGTTTCACCGGGGATGGTCGCCCAGTGGGTGTGGGCATCACACACGAAGGCGTTGATGTGCAAATTACATTGATGGCCAATTGATTTTGGTTGTCCATAATTCCCGAATTTGTTATAATAGTCACATACAAAGCAAAAAAGGAGCCCCAAATGCGATACAATGATTTGAGCGAAAAAGAGAAAAGTGAAGTTCGTATGTACGGTGTCACAGAAGCCGGTATGCGTGAAGCCGTGGAGTCCAGCCCCAGTTTCCGTTTTTCAGGTCCTGCCATGGTTGTGGCATCCATGCTGTCAGATGCACAAGAACTGATGTCTTACGAACAACCCGACTTCAACACCATTGAAGATCAGCGCCAACTGCTGAACCGTGCCAAATTTATTTTATTCACTTACATTATGGACAAGGAGACTGTATGAAAACTGTATATGTATTAATTGGTGTGTTCTACAATGAACAAGGCCGCAATGCGTGGGAAACAATTCTTGTGACCACTGACCCAGACTTGGTTTACCCTGAACGTGAACGTGCTCGTGCTCTTAACGTCTACGACAACATAATTTTTGAAGAACATTCATTGGTTGAACCCGAATTGGAGACTGTATAATGAGCAAGAATATTCAATCATTACCCACCACAGAACTACAAAAACGCCTGACTCTATACCGTTCACTTCAAAGTCGAGGTGTGTATGATGAAATAATGATTTCGATAATGGAACGTGAACTGGAAAACAGACTACAAACGGAGACTGTATAATGAGCGCCATGAAAGATTTGATGTACGATATTCAAGAACTGTTTATCGACGGCTATGATGCCTCGGGCATTGCCAGACAACTAGAACTGCCATTTGACCAAGTGATTGCGGTCTTGGAAGACTTTGGTGTCACAGTCGAGGATATGAATCCTTACAACACAATTAATAGTTGAATGTTGCATTTTCGCGACAGACAATAAATCACTTTTAGTTTATAATTAGTTTTTTCAACCAAGGAGTTAGTAAATGGCCGCTACCGAAGCCCGTACAGTTACCGCAACAGAAGCCCGCAGTCGTATTCTGCGATGCTTTAAAAAACAACGTCCCGTATTCTTATGGGGTCCTCCCGGCATTGGCAAATCCGAAGTGGTTGCTGAGCTGACCCAAGAACTGGGTGGTCATATGATCGACCTACGTCTAGGACAGATGGAGCCCACAGATTTAAGAGGAATCCCATTTTTTCACAAGAACAAAGAAGTAATGGATTGGGCTCCCCCAATCGACTTGCCCGACGAAGAACTGGCCAGCCAGTATCCAGTGGTTGTGTTGTTCTTGGACGAAATGAACAGTGCCGCGCCAAGTGTGCAGGCCGCAGGTTATCAGTTGATTCTGAACCGTCGCATTGGCAAATACAAATTGCCAGACAATGTTGTGATCGTTGCCGCAGGTAACCGTGAGAGCGACAAAGGTGTCACATACCGTATGCCAAGTCCGCTGGCCAATCGTTTCTTGCATCTTGAAGTTCGTCCGGACTTTGACTCGTGGCAGACTTGGGCAGTGAACAACAAGATCCACGCCGATGTTGTTGGTTACTTGAGCTTTGCTAAACAAGATATGTTTGACTTTGATCCACGCTCGCCTAGCCGCTCGTTTGCCACACCACGTTCGTGGACCTTTGTGAGCGAGTTTGTGGAAGACAACGATATCACTCCGCAAGAGCTCACAGACTTGGTGTCAGGCTTGGTTGGTGAAGGACTTGCAGTCAAGTTCATGGCACACCGCAAGGTTGCTGGACAGATGCCCAAGCCCGAAGACATCTTGAGCGGCAAGGTAACTGAACTCAAGGTCAAAGAAGTCAGTGCCATGTATTCCTTGACTGTGAGCCTGTGTTATGAACTGCAGGACTCGTTCAAGAAATTGGGCACCCCCGGTATCAAGGAGTGGCACGCTCAGGCCGACAACTTCTTGAAGTTTATGATGACTAACTTTACCACCGAGTTGACTGTGATGGGTGCTCGTGTTGCACTCACCACGTATGCATTACCAATGGTGCCCGGCAAGATGCCCAGTTTTGACGCATTCCATCAGAAATACGGCAAGTACATCATTGCCGCAAGTGGCAATAAGTAATATAGGACAGGGGCTTCGGCCCCTGCACACCTCATGATCATTATTGAAAAACTCGATGGTAGACATAGCGGAAGAAGCCTTTGGTCACACCGTGCCTGGGTTCGTGGAGCCGATAAAGCCTATGACTTCCATCAGATTCGAACAGAATGTTGGTCCACTTTTGGTCCGGCCTGTAGTAGAGATGATGTTTGGCCAATCCGAAAAGTTGACCCAACGTTTTCCCCAGATTGGTGTTGGCATCACGATTGGCGAAACAATGCCTACTACCTTTATTTCAAAGGTACCCATCCTATTGCATCCTGGATTCTATTAAAGAGTTGACCATAAATCCAAAATATTGTATAATACTAGTATTCACACAAGGAGCACGTATGTCAGATACCACATTAGCAGACAAAGCCAAAGTTAAAACAGTCACTGACCCTAAAAAAGATGCGGCCGCACGTGAAAAACTGATCACTGCACGTATTGGACTCTTGCTCAAGGCTCCGTTCTTTGGTAACTTGGCCACTCGTTTGCAATTGATCAATGCTGATGAATGGTGCGGCACTGCTGCCACAGACGGTCGTCGGTTCTACTATAACAGCGAGTTTGTCAACAATCTTCCACTCAAACAATTGGAGTTCTTGTTTGGACACGAGGTCCTGCACGTGGTATATGATCATATAGATCGCCGAGGTGATCGCGAGCCACGTTTAAGCAATATTGCCGCTGACTATTGTGTCAATGCAGACTTATTGGAACAACGCATTGGTGACAAGATTCCCATTGGTCTATACGATAACAAATACAAGGGCTGGAGTTACGAAGAAGTCTACGATCATCTGTACGAGAACGCAGACAAGATTGACATCAACAAATTGTTGAAACAGGTCCTGGATGAGCACTTGGACGGAGAAGGTGATGACAGTGATGGCGACGGCGAAGGCAAAGATGGCAACGGTCGCCCACGTTTGAGCAAAGAAGAACGCCAGGCCATCAAGGACGAAGTCAAAGAAGCCATGTTGGCAGCCGCACAGGCAGTGGGCGCAGGTAACTTGCCTGCAGGTGTCAAACGTCTTGTACAAGACTTGACTGAGCCTGTGATCAACTGGCGTGAACTGATCCAACAACAAATTCAAAGCATCATCAAAGACGACTTTACTTGGATGAAGCCCAGCCGTAGAGGTTGGCACATGGATGCCATCTTGCCTGGTACCAAACCCGGTGAACAGATTGATGTGTGTATTGCTATCGATATGTCTGGCTCAATTGGCACCGAAGACAGCAAGGCGTTCCTGAGTGAGATCAAAGGTATCATGGATGCCTATGATGAATACAAGATCACTGTTTGGTGTTTTGATACCGACATCTACAATATGCAAGTGTTCAATTCTGACAATATGGATTCAATTGACACTTATGAGCCAATGGGCGGCGGAGGTACTGACTTCATGGCCAATTGGACCTATATGATTGAAAACAACATTGAACCCAAAAAGTTCATTGTGTTCACAGATGGTATGCCATTCGGTGAGTGGGGTATTGAAGAATACTGCGAAACTGTTTGGATTATCAAAGGCAACCCCGGTTGCGAGCCACCTTGGGGTATTTGGGCACACTACGAAGAAGCCGCGAAAGGTAAAAAGTAATATGAGTAGACTACAATTGATGGGTCGTCCTTGGGTTGTTTTTACACCAGAGAACAAAGATCATCGACGCTATTATCATGACTTCATCCGTACTGGTACCTGGGGTCGGTGCCCAGTCAGATTTGTAGTACCCGAGGATCACGGTGATTTGATTACCATGATTCAACGTAGTCTAATCAAACACTATGTGACTCACGAATTTGATACCAGAAAGAGACGCAATGCAAATTATTGATTCAGACCAAATCAAACGTGTCAAACAGGCACGTGAAGTTATTGATGCCCAACAAAAAAGAATTTGGCAGTTGGAACAGACTCTAGACGATCTTGCTCGTGCCTGTGAAATTGCACAGTACAGTCAGCAATATAATCTAACAGAAACTTTCCGTGAGGCCGCCAATGACATGTTGCAGGATCGACTGGTTGCACCCGAAGTTGAACAAGGCACGCCAAAATTCAAAATCATCACCGGTGAAATTGATGAAGATCTCAACCGTCAACTATCCAACAAGGCCAAAGTTACCGCAGGCGCAACATGATCAAACACGGTGATCCCAATCCATTAAATGTTTTTGGTTTGCGTAGACTGGACCATAGTCCTCCGCATTTTACCCGAGTGTCTTTTGATTTAAGGGTGGACCCAAAAGTCATCAGCGACTGGGTTTACGAAAATCTCGAAGGACGTTTTTGGTTTGGTGATCATTATCAATTGAGCGACGACGGCAGAGTTGGATTTTGTAAGGCAGTGAGTTTTGAAATAGCCGCAGAGGCAAGTTACTTTGGTCTAGTGCTAAACCAAATTAATTCAGTAGAAGACTGGACGATCTAGTAAAAAAAATTCTCCATTGGTCAAGAACTCTTAAATAAAAGTAGTTCAAATCAATGGAGAATTCTATGTCAGAAGAACAAACAACAGAACAAGCACAAACAGAGTCTGCACCAGCGCCATCGCTGAGCCTGCAGGATCTTATCCAAGTCGTAAGACTAATTCAATTAACAGCACAACGCGGTGCCATTCAAGCCACTGAAATGGCCACTGTGGGCGCCTTACACGATCGTTTGGTTACTTTCCTAGAAGCCAATGGCGCTGTGCAACGCAATCCTGCTCCCAAGGCAGAGGCAGCGGCAGAAACAGCACCAGCTGATCAAGGAGAATAAACTATGATGAAGCACGTCGGTAAACATAACAATCAACGCATTGTTATCCTATTTAGAAAAGTTCCTAACGAAGACCATATGTGTCTGTTGGTCTATAGCGAATTGCTACCAAGACTGTATCACGACGAAGTTATGAAAGCGTTAGAAAGTCCCATTGGACAAAATGCCAAAGAGTTTAGCGATGTGTTATTTAGAACAACCATGGCCGATGGTCAAAACTGTTTAGAAAGTCTACACCGTGCAGGACTTATCAAGAAGGTGCCAACCAGTCAAGTACTGGTAACACCAACTGCAAGTTCAAGTGTGCGATTAGATGAACTAAACAGCATCCTTGACGAAATGAGCAAGGGCGAAGAAGCCATTGCCAAGCTGGCAGAAATTGATGCTGACAGAGGAATGACTGGCAAAAAACGTCCAGCAGAACTTAGAGAAGTAGGACAACCTCCCAACAGTAGAGCCAGAGCCCAAGTTGAAGGTACCATGAGTGCCGAAGAATTTGTATCAACTACAGATATATTGGATGACTCTACACTTGCCACACAAAGATTGGCACAGGCCACTAAGATGAAAGCAGAAGCACAAAGCCTATTGGTTGAAGCCGCTCGCTTGGAACAAGAAGCCGCACAACTAATTCCTACACCTGTTACCAATGTCAAACCAAAAGCCACCAAGAAGACCGCGTCAAAAAAGCAAGCGGCTTAAACTAAGTCGCAAAGAAGAGTGGACCAAGATCTTAAAGGATGTTGAGAAAAACGAAGTTCCTGTGAGTTTTCTTCGGTCCATCACTGTAAATTTGATGGATGACACAGTGGTTGAAATCAACATAACTGAATTGCTGGAAGAAGGTGTAGATCCAGAAGTGATCGAAATTCAACTCAATCAACAACTCAAAGATCTTGATGCTTACATAAAAGATGTTGACTTCTACATCAACATCGACAGTGTGAGCAAAGTGGTTCAAAAATTCACAGACCGTTTACTTAAAAATTTATGATCAATTGTATTTTTGCTTCCGATGGACAAGGCAATATCGGGTTCAATGGAACTATGCCTTGGCCACACCACTCTGAAGATCTAGCTCACTTTCGCGAGCTGACCAAGGGACAAGTTGTTGTCATGGGTCGTAAGACCTGGGACGATTCCAAAATGCCCAAACCCATGCCGGACAGAATCAACTATGTTTTTAGCAACAGAGCCATTGGTGTACCCAATGTTCGAACTGTCAAAGGTGATGTGGTCACTGAGCTACAGCGTATAGAAGCCGCTCATCCCGATCAGAAGATATTTGTCATAGGCGGCAAGCACTTGATCGAATCATCCAGTATACTGTGCGACTATGTTTATCTGACACACATGAAGGGCAACTTCCGTTCGGACACACGCATACACCTAGATCGATACCTAAATGGATTTCGAGCCATAACTGCCGAGCCCAGCGCAGATCGCAGTTGTACCTTTATGATTTACAAAAACCGATTTAGAATGTAAAATAATGCAATGACATTAGACTTCTCAGGTAACCTATATACATTTGGATGTAGCATAACTGCATACAAATGGCCAACCTGGGCAGACATTCTAGGACAAAAATTCCAACATTACGAAAACTGGGGCAGAGGTGCTGCCGGCAACCAATTCATTTTCAATTCTGTAATAGAATGCACAACACGCAATCAGGTGTCAAGCAATGACACCATCATCATCATGTGGAGTGGCATAGAACGTATAGATTATTATCAATTCAATGAATGGAGTCATCAACACCGAAGCCTGCTAGATGCCAGCGACAAAGATCCAATCAGTTGTCCTACAGGATTTGAAATTCTCAACTATGCATATTTTGCAGCCATTGAACGTTGGCTCGATACATTGGGTGTCAACTATCATATGTTATCTTGGACGCCATACGACACCGATGGGCCTGCTGGCGAACTGTATCACAAAACTTTAAAAAAGATACATCATGTTGATTATACATTTACACCACGCGAATTAGCACAAACAGCATCGCATAATTTGATTGATCTTTATGATAGATTAAGTGGCAGCTCGTGGCCCGCATTTGATCAAGTTTTTGATTATGATCCGGCCAACTACAGCCGAGAAATAAATCAAGAAGTTGACGAATTCAAAAAAATTGTTAAAAAAAACAAACATCTATACTACACCAATCCCAGCGGAGTAGATCTGCATCCTTTGCCCAACGAACACTTAAATATGTTATACAATACATTTGATAACATTGTGCTTGATTCCACGGCAGTTGATACTATCAATCGCATCAGTGACGATATTGTCAACAGCCGACCTTATAAATTTGATAAACATTTGCCCGTAAGATTATGAAAACCTATTTAGACGCACTACAACAAGTATTAGATCAAGGTACTACCAAACAAGATCGTACTGGAACAGGTACTATCAGTTTGTTTGGTATGCAACAACGTTACGATCTTGGTCAAGGCTTTCCTGCTGTGACCACCAAGCGACTAGCCTGGCGTAGTGTAGTATCAGAATTGCTGTGGTTCATTGAAGGATCAGGGGACGAAAAGCGGTTGCGAGAGATATTACATGGTAGCGCCGAGTCAGAAAAGACAACCATATGGTCTGCCAATGCCACAGCACCTTACTGGCAGCCTCGGGCTCGATTTGCAGGTGACCTGGGTCGTGTGTATGGTGTACAATGGCGTCATTGGCGCACACCGGTAGAGCACACACAAGAAACATTTAGAGATGAGTTTGGATCTTCGTATAATAGAAGCGGCAGTGTCCATTTTCAAGAAGTTGATCAATTACTCAATTTGATTGACGGTATCAAGCAAGACCCCCACGGACGAAGACATATTATATCAGCATGGAATCCTGGCGAATTAGATGCCATGGCTCTCCCACCGTGTCATTGCTTTGCTCAGTTTTACGTTAACAACAACAAACTGAGCTGTCAGATGTATCAGCGTAGTTGCGACATGTTTCTAGGCGTCCCATTTAACATTGCAAGTTATAGTCTACTCACACACCTGATTGCTCAAGTGTGCGGATTAGATGTAGGCGAGTTCGTTCACGTGCTTGGCGACGCACACATATACTTGAATCATGTCGAGCAGGTAAAAGAACAATTATTGCGTGAACCATTGCCTGCTCCGCAACTATGGCTGAACCCTGATATAAAATCCATTGATGATTTTACCATGGCCGACATTCGCCTAGACAGCTACTCCAGCCACGATGCTATTGTGGCGCCAATGGCTGTATAAACAAAAACAAATCTATTTCAAATGATACTACATGAATTTACAATGGGTGATGTAGAAGATCCTTATCTGTACGCTGGTTTTCCTATTGCTGAATGGCAAGACACCGAACACGGCAAATGGGTCATGGCCAATGTCATAGGGGAACCTGTTTTTCACGTACAACCAGATATAGTAAACTACGGTTACCGGGTGGTCATCACTGGCCGGCTCAAGCCCGAAGCAGAAACTTTTTTTAGATTGAAATTTCAATGAAATTTATCGTTACTGGAGGTGCTGGCTTTATTGGACACAATGTGGTCCGGCAACTCGAAGCATTGGGACACGAGTGTTTTGTATTAGACAGCAATACCAACTACGGATTTGTACACAAAGCCGAATTAGAATACCTGACACAAGAACGCAAGGCCCGTATGAGGGCAGGCATACATTATATAGACCTGCGAGAACATAAACAAATAGAAAACTTCTTTAGATCTTTTGGCACTGGCTGTAACGCAGTCATACATCTTGCCAGTTTTCCAAGACAGAAAGTTGTGAGTGCTAATCCTGTATGGGGTGCAGAAGTAATGTCAACTTCTCTAGTTAATTTGTTAGAATTGGTTAAGAACTTTCGAATTCCTCGCTTTGTGTACATTTCCAGCAGTATGGTCTATGGCAACTTTACAGATAATGTCAGCGAAGATACATTGTGCCGACCGCAGGGACAATATGGCATAATGAAACTAATGGGCGAACACCTTGTCAAAGATTACACTCGTCGCGCCTGCTTTGATCACACTATTATTCGTCCCAGTGCCGTGTACGGCGAGTTCGATGTCGAGGACCGAGTGGTCAGCAAATTCATGTTGTCAGCCTTGCGTGGAGAAACTCTTAAGGTAAATGGAGCCAACGAAACATTAGACTTTACTTATGTAGAGGATACCGCACGTGGAATTGTACAGGCCGCACTGAGTCCTGCCGCTGTGAATCGGACCTATAATATTACACGAAGTCATAGTACTACATTGTTGGAAGCCGCACAAATGGTATTAAAAATAGCAGGTGGCGGCAACTTGACCGTCAACGATCGAGACTTGGATTTTCCCAGTCGTGGATCATTGAACATAGAATCCGCACAAAGAGACTTTGGGTTCAGTCCCCAAGTAGATGTTGAAGAAGGATTTCAACGCTACCATGATTGGTTTAAAACGAGCCCATATTGGAAATTAAAGATCTAATCCTTTTCTTCGGAATATCTAGACAGTATGCGTCTTTGAGAGACCAACTGTTGGATATTACTGACCATGTTTATCGTTCAGGTCAGGTGCTTGATGGAGAGCAGACATTGAAGTTTGAACAGGCCATTGCACGTAGATGTGATCGTCGTCATGCCATATCTGTGGGATCGGGTACGCAAGGATTGATATTTGCGTTACAAGCAACTCAACCTGCAGAACTTAAAAATTCTGCTGTGCTGATTCCTGCTGTGAGTTTTGCGGCCACTCTTAATGCACCCTTGCAGGCACGTCGTAGGCCTGTTATTTGCGATGTTGACCATCAAGGACTCATGGATCTAGCAACATTGGGTGATACGTTCAAAGACATCGGCGCCAACGCCGTTATGTATGTTAACCTGTATGGTAACTGCTTGGACTACGATAAGTTTCGTATACACACCAAATTCTTCAACGAAGAACTTTACATAATTGAAGATGCGGCGCAAAGTTTTGGTGCCAGCTATCGTGGGATACCTTCGGGTAAGATGGGCGACATCAGCGTATTAAGTTTTGATCCCACAAAAAACTTGCCCAACTATGGATCCGGAGGCATGGTCTTGACTGATGACACTGATTTCGCTGACGCCATAATTAACTTCAAAAACAACGGCAAAGACAGTGGACATCATCAGTCAGGCACCAACAGCAAGATGAGTGAAAGTGAATGTGCTCAGATGCTGGTCAAATTAGAGCACTTCGATGCTTGGCAACGGCGTAGAGCCAAGATTGCTGATTACTATATCGAAACACTATTTCCTTATCTTGATATCTTGATCCCCAACAAGGATGTTGTACACTCATGGCACAAGTTTGTTGTAAGAGTAAAATCAAAACGCAGTAGGCTGCAGACATTCCTATTAAACGAGGGCGTGGAAACCAAAATACACTATGCAGATCCGTTGTATGATTTACCATTGGGTTACGACTTTGCTGACAACACCAAGCCTTATCAAGGTGCAGAAACACTGTGCAGAGAGACACTGAGTCTGCCTATCTATCCTGAACTCACAGATGGTGAAGTAGAACACATTACTGCCAGCATCAAGAAGTTTTTTTCTTAAAACGTTCCTGCAACCAAGCCCATTCAAAACTCAACTGTAGTTTATCTAAATCGCCCGCAACTTCGTTGTAGTATTCAACTGCATCACGTGCGCCATCCAAACAATAATTGCTGTAGTTGCCTTGTGCCTGTGTCAACCAGACATTGAGTCTATGCTCAGTTTCCACCGTAGGTTGTGTGGCCATGAACAGGCGCAGTTTTAAAGTTTCTCTAAATGCTGTACGCCAGGTAGTCCAGACATCTTGATTGAAATGTGCCACACCACTCAGTATAGGCACAGACTCGTGTGGTTGACTCAAGGTAAAGTCAATGCCCGGCGAGTTGTTTTCCAACACCAGGCGCCGATTATAAGCAATCATGCCCATATGCCCGTACTCTAGACCGTTCACCGGATTATGTGCATTGAATATGTAATGTTTGGGCTCTTGGTAGTAATCTGGTTGCCATTCAAACCAAGGAAACTCTCCACCCACCACTTCCAATTTGGCAAACACCGCAAAGAACCAAGGCGTAGTGCTGGCACGGGCCGCTGCCTGATACGCGGCCACACGTCCATCAACGCCTCTGATCCATTTTGCCTCAGTGTTGCTTTGGTAACACAGGTGTTCGTACCAACGTTGTTCGTTGGGTTCGCCGTTGCTGATGTACACTATATCTAGACATTGCTCGCTTAAATGCACACGTTCTTGGCGGTTTATGTAGGGGTAATCGTAGATTTGTGACTTCAAATGTGTCTTGATTTCTCGGGGTACTATCGATGTACTACCGCTACGTGTAATAGCCTCAACAGCACGGTCTTTTGCAGACCAAAGGCACAATGGTTTACCGACATGCATGACATCTGGATCGTTTGTGAACACCACATAGGGAAAATCAAATTGGTATTGTCTAACAGCATCAATCAAATTGTCACTGTCATAGTACACAATGGGCGAAGGGAATCGGTCTGGATGTTGATCATCACAGTAGTTGATCACATTGAACCAATCCAGAATTTCGAGCTCGTACATCTGTTGTCGAAAAGAATCCACGTGTATGTAGAATGTGTCACCACGTGGTTGGTTGTTGCTGGGGAACACATGGATCATGTGCTGTTGCCAAGGTTCGGGTTGCCAAGTAAAATCAAAACGGCTGTAGTCACAGATGCTGTTACAGATCCAAACATACTCGGTGGTGGCTGTTGTCATGATACGTTTGAATGTGTCCAAGTAGTTGTCTACGAACCTTGTGATTTTGATATTGGGGTAACGATGCAACAATCGTTCACGCGACTCGCGATCGTTGTTGTTATGATCAACATAGTAGATATCGTGTAGGTCATCAGGCACATATACTGTTTGATTGTCCACAAAGTTTAGATTAGGAAACTCCTCAATACCTTTAACCCAAGCTCGGTGTCGAAGAAACTCGGCTGCATTGATTAGATAAGTATCAGACCATTTGTTCCATTGTGATCCAAACACGTGAGTCAGATGTTGTTGCCAAGGTTCGGCGTGCCAATCAAAGTCAAAATCATCATAGATGTTTTCACTGGTGATGACCCAGAAGCGTGGACTACGTGCTCGAGTAACACAACGCTCAATGGTCTTCATCATGCTGTTGGCATAACGTATGTTCTGGGCTGTGGGGTACTTGGCTTCAATGGCCCGCCAACGTGCTTCAGATTGAGCATTAGATTTATCAACAAAGAATATGTCTAACACGCCCAGGAATGCTCGAATGTCACCAATGAACTTGCGTTCTGTGGCACCTGGCACTCGGTACTCTACTGTGCCACTGCGTTCTCCACTCCAATGCTGATTACCAAACACATAGATATAAGGAGGATCGTGTGGATCTGGGCACCACGAATAGTCAAAATCCACAGGCACGTCTGATAGTGTGTGCCAGTGTTCGGTAGTGGGCGCCAACTGTGCCTGTGGTTCATACATGTACTTGCGTTCTATGGCTCCAGGTACGTGATACTCTACAGTGGGCATCTGTTCAGCAATGTACCACTGATTGCCAAACACATAGATATAAGGAGGATCGTGTGGATGCGGACACCACGAATAATCAAACTGACCTACAGCGTGTAGTGTCTGCCACAGTTCTGTGGTGGGTGTAGCAGGCACTACCTGGGGGTGAAACTGCCATTGATGTTCTGCGACTGTGTATTTGTTGGCCAGATATGCACCACCGTGTTGATTCCATTGTGTGGGCCATGTGTGTACGTGATTGTCTTCCCAAGGCGGTGGAACATAACCAAAATCAAAGTTGGCGTAATCATTGGTACTATAAATATACCAGTAGAGTCTAGTACGACTCAATTCAGCGGCCTGTTCTAAACTGTCAGCAGGCCGTTCGTGTGCAAATCGATTAGGTTTCGTCCCAGTATAAAAAACATCAAACATGTATAATATTCACAGTCATTATGAAAATGTGTCGGCTTTGGCACAGCGTATTGTAACACAACCCAAGGTCGCATATCTACATCCTTTTGGATCAACTCAACCAGAAAATGTAGAAAGTATTGATCTATCTGGCAATGACGGTCCATTGCTGTTTTGCTACGACCAAGAACCATTGATACCAGATTTTAATCGATCCCTTTTTAGATATGCCAGCACTCATCGAGACGACCAGGGTAAACTTAGACCTGTCATACTACTTAACACCGAGCTTGATAGTGAAGCAAAAAATCAAATATTGGCGGAACATTCGTTCACAGATTGTTATTATTTTTTTCACGCTTTTGCGGCAGCCGATTGGTATAGGGGTTACAAATACGATTCTAGATTGATTACACCCAATCAAAGAATCATTCGAAAAAAATACATAACATTTAATCGTATTACAGGGGGTGCCAGAAGCTATAGAAGTTTTCTTGTTGCTGAGCTGGCCAAAAACGATCTGCTGAAACACGGTCACGTGAGTTATAGTGACGTATGTCCTGTGTATAACAACAGTTACAAAGAAAACATTGTCGGTGCCATTGCACAATACCACCTTGATACTGATTATGTTCTAGAATCAAAAAACATACTTGATACTGTCAATTTTCCTTTGCGTATCGATAATCAAAACAAAAACAGTATACCCAACGGCAGCCAAACACTGAGTGCGATTCCTGAATGTATGGAAAGTTTCTTGCACATAGTCACCGAAACCTGTTTCTGGGAAAACAAATGTCATCTAACTGAAAAAATATTTAAACCTGTTGTGGCACAACAGCCGTTTGTGTTGTTGGGCTGTGCCAATAATCTTGCATACCTGAGACGCTACGGATTTAAGACTTTTGCTCAGTGGTGGGATGAAAGCTATGATGAGATCGAAGATCCAATTGCAAGATTACAGGCCGTGGTCCGAATTGTAAAAGATATCTCCAAACTCAGCAATGCCGACTTAGAAAAAATGTTATTGGACATGCAATCGGTACTGAATCACAATCACTCTTGGTTCTACAGCGAAGAGTTTCTAGATTTGGTTTGGGACGAACTGAAGCAAAATCTTACATTGGCCATTGATAAGATTTATACTAAGTGATTTGTTCAACATCTACACCAGAATTTTTTAAAAACTGTACCCCATCATCGTTGCGATAAGCAGAGCCAAAATACACCCGCTTAATACCAGCCTGATAAACCAACTTGGCGCAGTCCAAACAAGGAGCATGAGTAATAAAAATATCGGCGCCGTTGCCACTATTGATAATTCGGGCAAGTTTTGCAATGGCATTCGATTCAGCATGTAGTACCTCCGGCTTGGTTCGTAAAACGTAAGTTGTGCCATCTTCGTCTTGGAATTCAGATTCCCAGGGCGAAACGTAAATTTTGTCTTCGCAGTTGTTGTCCCAGCCGGCAGGCATACCGTTGTAGCCATAACTGATCACTGTGTCGTCTTTGACAATGACTGCACCTACCTGTAGACGTCGAGCGTGACTCAATTGTGCCACACGTAATGCCCAATCCATGTACAGGCGTTTGAATTTGTCTTTCATTACCAACTTCTGATGGTTGTTTGTTTTGTTACTACAAGTTGTTGTACGATTTTCTTTGCCCAGGCAACAGCGTTCATGCTGTCAACACACACATTGTATTTTGTTGGTGGTTCAAAAATTTTGTTGGTGTCATCAAATCTGCTGGCATCAATGGTATGCATCCATATGATAAAATCGGCGCCAAAGTTTTTCCTTATTTCTCGTAAGGGTGCAACAAAATCACATATGACAAAATCTGCTGTACTTTCGTGAGCCAAAGTCCGCATACGTTCACTTTGTCGCATACGCCCTTCGTGGCTAAAGTCCCAATCGTTGTACTGTTCACGCACTATGTCAGCATTGTACCAATCAACAGATTTATCTATAACTGATAACCTCATTTTTAGTTCTTTGGCTAATGTAGTTTTACCCGAACCCGGTAAACCCATGATTAAAATTTTTGTTGTCATAATACTATTTAAAGAATACTGTTAAAATTAATCGGCTAAAAATCTCTATGATATAACCTTTACACCATAAAGAAGCTCAAATCGATCAGCATCCGATCGATTATTTACCATTGGTTCTCCACGTATATTAAGACTAGTGTTTAACAACATGGGACAACCAGTCATAACATACCATTTTTCAAGTAATTCTCGTATGCCCGATCCGTCGGCTGGTACAGTTTGTACACGACTGGTTTTGTCGTGGTGGATCACAGCTGGAAACAATTCAGGTACACGACAACGAGCAACGGTTTGCATGTATCTACTGTCGGCAAATCCTGCAGGCATATCAAAGTAAGTGTTGGCCAGTTCTTCTAATATCACCGGAGCAAACGGTCTAAATTGTTGGCGACGTTTGATTGCATTGACTCGTTCCTTTGTCTCGCTGCCGCGAGGGTCCGCAAGGAGGCTTCTATTTCCGAGTGCCCTAGGACCAAACTCGGCTCTTCCTGATGCCACTCCGACAATTTTGTCACTAAGTAGCCGATCCAATAACTGGTTGACAGGATAAACACCTGGAATGCAATGGCCAAGGAAACTGTCTCTCCAGTTAAGTCTATGTCCATAAGCCAAAGCGGCAGCACCGAGGCTACTACCGGCATCGCCAGGATTAGGCATAATCCAAATATTTTCAAAGTAATTCCCCAATTTACGATTAGCACTACAGTTCAGTGCCACACCGCCCATGTAAACTAGATTCTCCGACCATTGGAACTCTCTAGCTCTACGCATCACATTTTTAATCAAATCCTCTACCAGGCTTTGTGCACCGGCGGCAATGTCTGCATCATCGTGTCCCAGCAACAAATCTGCATTGGTGCCGATGTGTAGATTTTCTTTAAAAATGATGTTGTAGTCATCATCAATTAGATCTCGTTTGAGTACTGCCTTGGTCGCATAAGGCTTTCCGTATGCGGCCATGCCCATGGCGATATATTCTTCTTCGTTGGGACGGAGACCAACTCGTTGTGTCAAGGCTGAATAGAACAGTCCTATGCTATGCGGATACTGTTGGCTCCATAGTCGGCGATATCGAGCACATCCATGACGATCATAGTCAGCTGCCCATATGGTAATGGTATCCGATTCTCCGATGGCATCAATTACCACCACTGTGGCACGATTGTACGGGCTGGTTTGAAATCCGGCCGCGGCGTGACTTAGATGATGATTATAACTGTGTACTTGCAATCCTGTATGTCCGTGCCATTCGTCAATAATGTTTTTTTGTTCCAATACACGATAGAAAGTACCTAGTTCTTTGACTAGACATTGTGTCGTGGTGAATCGATCCCACTGAATGCCTTCGCCACTGTGCCATCTGCGTAGTTGTTTGCGCCAGGGCCGTTCGTAATAGGCAACTGTAGATATCGGATAGTTGGCAACTTCTTTGATTAAATCCGCACCAATGTGTGCATCATTCTTTAGTTTACTGTAACGCTCGCTATGGCCAGCAAAAAGTATATCGCCCGAGCGATTTACGACTGTGGCGGCTGCATCATGAAAGCCAGCCGAGATGCCTAATATGTTCATATATACGATCTGCTACTATTTCGTGACCTTTATCAAGAAAATGTCCATTAGGTCCTTTTTTACAACCTTCTACCCATTCGGCCATGCCTTCCTTGTTGAATCCTAAAAACTGCGTTTTGTCCACCTCTGAAAAATATTCCGAACCATCGGGGGTCTTTATTGGATGCTGTTTATAATATTCATTCTGAACTGTATTAAGCATTATATACTTGATACCACGAGAAGTCAAAAAAGTTTGCATCATTATCACTTGTTGTAGAAACTTTTTATGTAAATATTCTGAATTATGGTAACTGCTGATATAGTCTGCTAACTGTTGGCGCCAACTGAATCCATCTTTGACAAACAGATTACCCCCGTATCCGGGCCAAACATCGTAATAGCCTATATCGTCGGCAAATTCCGATCTTCCAGGATTGGTCCATCCTATCACCACTAAATCTGGTTTAGGAGCATTGAATGTGATCAGATGTTCAAAAATCAATCTAAAAATTTTGTCATTGCTACTTGCAGGCCTGCCCAAGTTAATGACATTGGCATGAATCTTTTTACCCAAAAGATAGGGCCAGGCATTCTGCAAGTCTGTTAGTTCTTCACCATAAGTAAAACTGTCGCCAGCAGTAAGTAAGTTCATTTATATATAAATGGATCTCTTTTGCGTAGCTCTTTTAATTTTTTACGATATCGAATTTCTAAACGAATTCTATAGTATATGTTTCGTAACCAGTTCATTGAATTTTCCTTGCATTAGTTTGGCAGCATCCACGTGTGCCTGTTCCAATGGATGTGTAGCACCCATTGGGTATTTATTCTCTACTGCCCATTGGTAAAATCCTCTTGATGTTTCTGTTTGATTGGCGCCTGTGCCCGGCGGAAACCAAAACCAACATGAGTGGTCAATTTGGCGGTATAGGCTTGTTATTATTGTGTCGGGTTCCTGAATGGTATGATTAACAAATATACTATTGTCAGCACAGGTAAACATGTAAGGTATTTGTTTTACTTTGAGATAATTTTGTAAGTATACAATTTCTTTGAGTGTTGAGTAAATTTCCCAATATTCCGAACTGCCCACATGATGATAAAACATTTGTGCAAATTCAGTTACACCAGATTGATCAGCACGTTCTTTGTTTTTTATAACATTCAATATACCGTGTTCTGTATTGGCACGTAGTTCAGACGCAATGCTGTCGGTATCTTTTATGTTCCAAGAATTAAATGCGTACCAGGGACTCTTGATTTGTCTGGTATAATAATTAAATCTAAATTCATATCTACCCGGAAATGTCCAGCTGACAATGACCGCCTGTTGGTCTTGGATACTTTCGCAGGCTTCAATCACAGTACGTGCTATGCTATCGTTGGCATAACCAGGCCAAGCCACACAATTATAATTGTGCCCTTGGGTCAACAATGCAGTAAAGGAACTTTCACTGGGAGCATCTTTACAGCCTGCCAGCTCGCTGCCAAATACAAAACTATCACCGCCTGCTGTTATAATCATATCCGGGTTTCATCATATCAATTTGTTGTTGTTTATAAGTGGCATCAGTCCAACAGTAATTGTAGATTCCCACAACACCATCAACTTCTACAGAATAAATATCAAGATGAGAACTCAGTTGATCCCATATTTCAAAATGATCTGTGGTGCCAAAACTGCTTTCAAGATCTACAGCACCAATTGGCAAATACCCTAGACTTAGATTGGGATCTGCAGGGTCTAAATTATTTTGGATCAACCAGGCACGGAATTGTTCTTGTTGTTCTGTATGCCACCGATGTCTTGATTCTGCCCCGGACACCACATTCAATCCCCACTCGATATCAAATTCACCACTGTAGTATTCTAGGTGGGTAATTGCTTCACAAACTGCTTCTGTGAGCTCAGGTGCATTCTCATCTCGAAATACTTCAAACAGTGTCTTGCCTATCTGTGCCCAGTGCATATAAACATGACCAAAACGTCGATCATATCCATTAGATAAAAACAATTCTCTATGCTCGGGCCGCAATGTATATCTGGGTGCATGGAGCCAGGTGGTAATTTGACTGGGACGTATCCATTCGGGTATGTGTACTTCTTTTTGTTGGCTCAATACCAGTGTTTCTATTTCGTGACACAAGATGTTTAGTTGCCGTATGGCATATTTGGTTTCATAGTCGGCATGAAAATAATATGGACTAGGATGATTGACTGTGCCTTGCAAGATTTCGAAATGATTATGTAAACGATTTAGGATGGACTTCTTTTCAATTAGACCAATAAATTGTATTTGATTGTATTCATCTTCTTTATGAAAATTGTATGGCACTGGATATTCTGTACCATACCTGACTGCATCAGGCACAAAGTATTCTTCAATAAAATAAGATTCTAATCCTGACTTGACCCATACCAGCTCGGTATTAAATTTGTTGATTTGGTATATGGCTTGATTCAGTTCTTGACAAAGGTAATCTAAATTACGTGCTGTTTTAGGAAAACCCATAAAACAAAAATTCTTTTCTAACAATGAATTTGACACCAGCAATTTTTTAAGAGCCTCAACCCAATCTTTAGCAAGAGGATTGTCAAACACATTGATGTGATAAGCAATCTTATCATCTCGTACCAAAGGGTTGCGTAATGTTACCGTTACTTTATTCAATTTGCATCCACCATTTGAGTACGTCCGGACGGGCACCGAGTATGTCTGTCATTGTTAGAGATTGTGTACGTATTTTTTCTAATTGTAACACACGAGCTTTACCGCGAGCAAGAGCCGCTTGATACTCCGTGGGCCATTGTTCCGCAAATGTGGGTCTAGTTTTCAGCTGGACAAGTATATCCCGCAAGGCGCTTCCAGAATGTTGCATCTGGTCGGTAATCTCATCTATCCAAGGATCTAATAACTCCCTGGGTAGTGCAAGGGGTGACATAACTATGTCCGGACTAAAACTAAAAATTACCTTCGCCAAAACTTGTACGGAGAGGGTTGAGGACAGTCGTTCAATCCGTTCAATCTCAAACATTCCTGGCAAGGTAAGGGTGAAGTCGATTCGCATCTGTCTAGGATGAGTTGCAATCTGAACTCCTTGATTGAAGTTCTCAAGCCAACTATCGAATTGGAGGCCTGTTCTAATGTATTCCCCAATTGGGCCCGTTCCGTCGAGGCTCGCGCAGATTTGCCAATCTCGTAGCCCAGCCAAAATATCACGATAAAGATTGATACCGCGGTAATTGACCCGACTAAGATTTGTGTTGTATCGTGCGTAGACATTTGGTCCATCCCCTAATTCAATAATTCTTTGCATGGCACGCCAGTGTTGTTCATACATCAATGGTTCGCCACCTACCCAATATACTTCTTCAACGCGGTGGTCCTCTACTGCGTCGAAGAATTCTTTCTCAACGGTACTACTTTGAAATTGTTCAATTTGTTGTTTGATATCGGGTCGCATCCAAGAATTTTTGGAATTGGTCCAATCGATCATGTTGTGTTGCCGTTGCTCGGTTTCCCAGGCACTAGACAACATATCGCCGCACATACGGCACTTGAAATTACATAGGTTACTGAACCGGTAGTCCCAACTAACTGGCTTCATAGTCGTATAACCTGTCTCATCAGTTTGTTCAATTGCCTGTAAATACTTATTACCAAACAGTTGGTTAAAATAACTGCGGTAAACATCTGTGTTCAATAACTTATCGTTGCATACCGCACACTCAGGCAAAGTCTCACCGGCCATCATGCGTCTGCGTACACCGCGCATATGATCACCGTTCCAATGTTCATCCAGGGTGATGGGTATATAACGGCCTGTGCCGGCTGTGGTGTCGATATACTGTTGAAAATTTTGTGCAGGCTCTCGGCTGGCACAACACATTCTACGTTCAGTTTGTGGACTTAGATATGTGTGTGTCCAGGGTGCCATACATAAGGTATCAGGTTTAGACATTCAGGTATTTTTCCATTGCTTGAAATATATCTTCTTTACTAGCACTATACGGTGCTATACTTTGATTTACTGCGTCTGTAGATTTTAATTGCAGTTCAGGAAAAAATTTTTCTACTATCTCCCAATGAAATATGGGTTCCGACACAAGGTTACGTTCTTGCAGATTTGACAGAGTTGAGAAACATATATCATTGTATAGGTTGTTGAGATCATACCATTGTATCTGCGAATTTAAGTTTATTGAATCTAAAAACTGACTGTGCTTTAAATCGTACAACACATTCTTGTTGATAGTAGAATGAATCAATGAACTCAATCTTAGAATTTGTGTGTTGAATTTATTTGTTAATTGTTTTTCTAACCACGCTCTGTTACGCCCATAGGGTAGATGATTTCTTAATACACTATCTACGGTGCCAATAACAACAACACGGTCAATGTATCCTTGGCTAATTTCATGATATAGCCTCTGTACATTTGCTTCATCTTGTTCAGGACGAGCGTTAGCCCATAACCTGTTACTGGCAGGTGCAGCCACATACACGGTGTCAAACTTGTAATTTTTAATCTTATCAATGTTGTTGGAATTGAACTCGTGCGTGTACTCAACTACTGTTTTAAGGTAGTTGCCAATTAGGCCGTTTGATCCCACTATTGCTGTATAAATTTTAAAATGTCTCCAACAATTTCTTGTTCAAATCTCTGCTCTATGTCTTCAGCAAAGAATTGATTGTGATTGTGTTTTAATATTTCTTTGGTCAGTTTATCGTCAAATATTGTAGCATGGTCTGCAGATAGATTGCAAGCTATATCACACACCATTTGCAATCTTTTTACAGGATCCACTTCATTATCATAACTTTCATTAATTATATGTCCAAACGTTTCAAATCCTTGTTCACGTAGATACTGTAGACTATAGGCAGATCCCCAAACAACAAATGGGTGGTAATATGCTATAGGCTTAAAGATCTTTTCAGATATAAATGTAGGCTGCGATATCATGGTTTCTACTACTACACTAAATGCAGTAGAGTTGTACCATTCGGGATTCAAATATCTTTGCCAATTACCATCACTTTTATTGCCATCCCCGGCAATGGTAATGCCTGCACCCACATAACTGTATAATGCTCGATCTAATATACCGGATAATTTATCAAATATTTTATCTCTATGTGATTTTTTCAAATTCATCAACATCAAAAAAGAATAATCAGGCGTGCGTTTAGGAAAATATGTATGATAACCTAAACTACGATACCATATACTTTCGTTATACCAAATCCAATTAAGACATCGTAGGATCATACAGTTGTCTTTAATTTCAGTTCTCAGGGTTACATTTGCTTCCCAAAGATTATCAATAATTAATGGAACTCCTTGGCTGTGTGCTGCCTGGTACCACCGTGTGCGATTGTTAATACCAGTCCATAAAATGTGTTTATTAGAGTCGTATACTGTATCAGGATCAAATATTTCTATTTCAAAATATCTATTCCATAGATGTTCTAGAAACGGTGAGGCTAGAGTGCCATGTTCGTTAGCAGACTTGACTAGAATCTTTCTAGTCATGGTAACCCATGGCCCTGGCTATTTCGGGGTGCGTATCCAAAAAGTTTTGTTTACGATATGCATCAGTGCGTTGCATTTTTTCTAAAAATTCCCGACCGTTGCTGCCGGAACCTTGTTCAACAAACTTGATCACATTGTCAATTTCACGCTGATATTGCCGGCTGGTCCAAAAGGTAGTTTTTAATTTGTTTAATACCAATTCTTGTGCAGGCGCAGTCATGTGTTGTATGCTCATATGATCAGGACTGTGTAACATATTGAAGTAAACGCTGCCAAATGGTTTAGTATCTGCCCAGGCCAACAGTTCATCTAGATAGTAGACGTTTTGTATGTTGATGGTAAAGCACAGTTGAGTGGTAATATTGGGAGTATCTATATTCTTGGCAAAATGTACATCATCAATGATCTTGTTTGCTAAATCCCATTTGGCTCCGTAACGTTCATATTCAAATCTATCCTCAACATTGTCTATACTGAATGCAATATCCACACGACCAAAATGATTCCATACTTGTGTATGTTCGCCCAGTTCCTGTGTGGCATTTGTGTTGTAATGAATATCAATGTGCCGGGCGTCGCCGGTTTCGGCAGCATACTTCAACAGATCCCAGTGTTCTTGTATCATCCAAGGTTCGCCGCCAGTGAATTCAAAATACTTGATCTCGGGCAACAAGGTCTTTAAGTTTTCCCAGAACTGCGGACTGTTGCGTGGCCACATGCCTTGCTGTAGATATGTGTATGCAAGATGAGATTTCTTATCTTTGAGTTCTGGCATATAGCCAATTTCTTCTTGTGCCCATTTACTGCTGGACCAAGACCCACATATACGACAGCGAAGATTGCAGATGTTGCCCAATTTGAGGTCCAAGAACCACAGCTGGTCTGGGGTATCGTTGGACCAGTCTACTTGAGTGTACAGTTCTTTTAAACGTATACGACTGTGTATGCGTTTGCTGGTCATGCCTGCGGCTTCTTCGTCCCAACATCTAAAGCAGGCAGCAGGTTTTTCTCCAGCGCGAAAGTCTTGCCGTAATTTTTGCATATAATCACTTTTGTAAATTTCAGTCAACGTGGTCTCAGAAACTTTATATTTGTTGCCTTGTGGGTCCGTGATTTCTTCATCGTACAGGCAACAAGGTCTGGCTGTACCTTGCGGATTGGCCTCTAGGCTGGTCCAGGGCAACATACATATTGTGTTAGGTAAAGTCATAGTATCATTTCTTTTAGTCTAGTGTATGCATCATTGTCAAACTGTATATCGTCTACAATGTTTGCGTGTTGTTTCAGTATTTGTTCTACGTATTCAGGATGTTGATCTACCTGTGCTTTTATTCTTTGTTGTATGTCTGGTGGCATCAATAGATTATTGTAACCAGTTAGATTATAGTTGTCGGAATAGATTTTTGCACGTTCTCTGGTACCAAAAAATTCATCAATGTCGTTCTGATGCAGTTGTATTGAATTGATCATTTGATTCAGTTCTGCAGTATTGCGACTCATGGGCAACCGGAGAGCCGTGGCCACTTCTTGCAAGATTAATCGTCTGCGTACCCGTTCATAAAATGTCAACTCAGGGTTGTTTTTTAGTAACCAAAGTATGTCACTGCCCGGTTTGGTTTCTAATCCAATTTCATCTTGCATGTTCCATAGCGGGGTCTGTTGATGATGTGTATACGGCGTGCCTAATGTCAGTTTATACACAGTGCCCGATGCACAGTACTGTTGGTATCTTATGAACATATTCACTGTGTCTAAGAAATCTTCCCATGTTTCTGTGGGATAACAGCTGAAGAACAACAGCACACACACAATACCGCTACGAGAAAATTGCGCCAACTCTGCGTCGATGTCTACGGTTCGAAATTGCTTTTTCATGTGTGCCCGAACTGCATCACTGCCTGACTCTACACCAATTGTGAGTCCTTCGCCACCACTGGCTTTTAACAAATCATAATAACGATCGTTCAGTGTAGCGGATACGGGTCTGGTGATATATTGTCCTACCCATTTGATTGCGGCCGCAGGATGTGCCTGATTGTAGTCAGCCAACGTGGTAATGAAATCTATGAACGCTGTCATGCTACCATTTACCAAACTGTCACTCATGTAGAATTTTTTAACACCGTGACGTTCATACAAATGAATCATTTCTCCGGCTATGTGTTGCCCTGATCTAAATTTAAACTTGGGCCATAGCACTGGAATATCACAGAATGTGCATTTACGGACACAGCCTTTACTGCCTGTGATGGGTATGGTAGGTTCGTTCACATATTCATATTGCGTTAGATCATAATCGTCAAAGTCCACATAAGGTACTATTTCTAAATTGATTTTGTCCACAGATGCTTGAATGTTGGATTCTGCGGTGCCTGTCAACAAATCAATGATGGCCTGTTCGCCATCGCCTTGAATGACCTTGTCTACCACGCCATAATGTAACAAGGTCTCACTGAAGTTTTTATACGGATACGGACCAAAGAAAGAAATCATTTTTTGTCTAAACTGACTATGGTCTGGACCCATGGCCCAACTGCTGGCGCCACGTCCGCCTAAGACAATTTGAATATCCGGAAGATATCGGCGTACTTCAACGCATAGAGCCAAAGTGGCCTTGTGACTTTTATAACTGAACACACTGATGCCTAACCAACGAGGATTGTGTTGACGAATAAGATCCACACTATCATCTAACCATTGTTGTATGGTGTTTTTATCATTATCAAAAAATGCATCCACAGTATTTTTAGTGTCAACAACAACAGGACTTACATTTTCAAAATTGTATTGTATAGAATAAAACTTATCTTGAGTGCCACACAAGTTTCTCAACAACAAATTTAGGTCAAGCGTTCGTGCTAAAAATCCTGCGGCTTGAGCACAGGCTTTGATGATTGCAGGACTACTAGGAGGATATTGTAAGTCTAATACAGGAACCGCAACCACTAATAGATCAAGTTTATCCGGCATGGCTTCTTAAATCCGCATACTCAGGAAAAATATCTTCAAATTTTTCTCCGCGTACACGATCAATAGAATCATTCATTTTAAAAAACTCTGTTAATGCCGCAGGGGATTCCTCGGGTTGATTGATAAATGTAATCAAGGCTCGATATCCGTGTACTGCACGACTGAGTTTGTCTTGTGGTTCTAACCACTCAATATGACGTTCAATCTTGTCAATAATCTGATCTTTGTAAAATCTAGGTAAAATGCTGGCACGTTCACAACTGGGACCTTGTAACAAATTCACGTTCCAATCCATTGGGCGAATCAGCCCCAGTTCAGACCATTCTCTATGAAAATCTGGCAAGTGACCCACATTGTATATGCTAACGGTACTGCTGATATAAAAATCTACCTTGGGACAAATGCGTAGCATACGTTCCCTGTTCTCAACAGTTTGGCGCCAGTCTTGGCCTTTGCGTATGTACTCACCACGAGCATAACTGCCATCCAGACTTGCACCCACACTGACCGAATCAAACAACTTCCACATCTCCATGACATCTTGGTCTTTGTACAGCATTTCGCTGAAATTGGTATTGTAAGTCAATCGCACATGGAACATTTTGCGTTCGACTAGTTCTTTGAGAATCATGTAGTGTTCTTCCATGATCAAGGGCTCACCACCAGCAAAGTAAACTTGATCTAGGTACGGAATGTGTTGTTCCATCTGTTCCCACATGTCATACTTGTGCTTGCCGGCATACTCTACACGTTCCATTTCTCTGCCCAGCACATCAGGTTTACGATTGTACAGTTTTACATGATCGTTGTACCAGTTACTGCTGAACAGTGGACCGCAACTACGACAACGAAAGTTACAAAGGTTACTGAACCGAACGTCATAGTAACGTAATTTAAAATCTTCAACAGTGCCATCAGGTTTAGTGGCATCCACTAGTTTTATATAGTGTCCTAGATCTCTGCTGAAACTGTTACGCATACTAAAGAAACCATTGTCTTCTTGCTCGTAACATTTGGTACATTGTTCGCAAGGTTGGTCATTGAGCATGTTCTGACGCATCTCTCTCATGGGGGCGTCGTTCCAAATTTGTTCCATGCTCTTTTCGCGCACAGTACCTAGAGGTTTCCACATATCACCCATACAACAAGGATATGCGCGACCATCAGGAAATACGTGCATATGAATCCAAGGTAAGATACAAAATGTTTTACTTTCGACCAACTGATACACTTGCTTGTCAGTTAAAGAGTCCTGATCAATGTGTGCAGGCAATCGACCATTATACTTGTAAGTGGCGTTATTTTTTATCTTGCTCAGGATTCTGTCTTTTAAGTTCATAGTGCTGTGTACCAATCGGCCAGTTCAGGAAAAGTCTGTGTAAAGTTTTTGCCACGACGTTGGTCGTATTGTGTGTAAAACTCACGGAAGTCGTTGCGTAGTTTAGGTAATTCAAAGGCATCACTGTGCGGAGTTTTGACCACATCAAGATAATCAATCAGGCGTTGAATGTGATTGCGCTCGTAATCGTGAACAAACTCGCTGTTGCGATAGTGCAACAGCCAACCGTATAACTTGTTTTTGTATTGGGTACGTAGTTCGTCAGATAGAACCAGTGGACTTTGAAAACTTGGAAACCTTAATATATTTAGTGTAAAGTTAACTGCGTCCCGACCGTACTCGGTCTTCCATTGCACAATACAATCCAGCAACGACGGTAATCCTTCCAAGCACAAGGCATTGATGGTACACATGATGTGTATGCCGCGGAATTGACCTGAGTCTAGCAAACGTTCCACATTGTTGGCCCAATCGTCCCATACCAAGCCATCACGAATATATTCAGCCTGTAGACTTATACTTTCATTACTGGTATAAAGATCAATTGCCATGCCTTGAGTGCTCTCAAGCAGGCGATCAATATCTACTTCTGTTCCCAGGTTGCTGTTTATTGCAAGACGGGTTTGACTTTTGCCTTTGTTCTCTTTGAACCAGTCAATGAGCTGCCAGGTGTAACCGGACATGAGGGGCTCTCCTCCGGTGATACGGAGTTCGTTGAGGGTTCGGTGTAGATCTGCTTCCCACCACTGGAAAAATGCCGCCACATACGGATTAGTCTCACCGAATTTATAAAGTTGAGCACTATCATGGCTGTGAGTAAAATGGTTCCTACCATCGCTGACCAGTCCGATATAGGGACCGTTCTTTCGTATGTCATTAACCCAGGTGGAACTAAAAGCAGGATTACAATAAGAGCAAGCAAACTGGCAAGTGCGATCAAAACTGATTTCGAGAGTTTTAAGATTGACATCATCTGTTGGTGGTGTGTTGAAAGCATGATTTAAATCCTCATCTGAATATATTACTGTTTTGTATACCCGGTCACTGATGTTGTCGCGACCGATGTCTTCGATCTTCCAGCAGTATTCACAACCGCTGGGTCGTTCTCCTGTCTGCATCATTTGCCGTTCAAGTTTTTTCTTGGCGGTATTATGCAAGGCAGCTGGATTGTGTCGAATGGCTTCCGGGTCAACAGCGTGAGGTAAAGGGTGATGACAACTGGTTGTCTGCCCCGAACCCAACCATATGGTGGCATTGTACCATTTGGCCGCACAGAAGCTGTCTGACTTGATGTCTATCACTCTGCGTTTGTATTCTAAATCTGTTTCGTTGTTAATTTTGGGCATGGTATCTACATTCTTTCCAAAATTCCGCCATCTGCGGAAACGTCTCTTCAAAGTTGGTATGGCGACGCTTATCGTGTTCATTGAAGAATCGATAAAAGTCAGCACGTTGCAGTTTAACATAATCAGGATCTAGATTGCGACCTTCTCGCATCCAATCTATGTCACGTCGCATACGCTGTATTTCATAGTCTTTGAATCCTTGAAATGGAAGATCTGGCCGTTCCAAATTCATTTCCATCCAATCAGCCACACGTTCTAGTATACCAACATAGGTAGGCGGGAGTATTTGTAGGCTTTGCCACTTGGGTGTGCGTAGCAATGGCATATCAAACCACACACGCTGATATGTTATACTGTGTCGTTGTCGTAGGTCCAGTATCCAATCCAACTGACGCTGTAGTCCCAACACGCTCAAATTGTTCATTGTGATTATAAAAGTCAAACTGTTACGATACGGAATTTCGTACAGGAAACGTTCAACATTGGCCGCCATCCTTGGATAGTGTAGTCCGTGTCTGATATATTCAGCTTGGTGTTTTATTCCAGAATCCAGACTCACATACTGCATGAAGTGTTCAATTTGTGTCGAACACAACTGCTTGACATAGTCAAGGTATCGATCCATCAACGCATCTTCCACGCTGAAGTTACTGGTAACATCCAGGTGCAATTCAGGATTGGGCATGGCCAACACGTAATCAAACACCCGATAGGTGTTCCGGTCCATCAAGGGTTCGCCCCCGGTCATTCTAAAGTGTTTGAGCTTGGGATACAGTTCAGGCCACCAACGCCAAAATGCTTCTACGTAGGGATTGTGTTCCCGTGCGGGTATAGGGCGGCGGTCATCAACAAAGTGGCTAGGATCATTGTGCCTAACGCTAGTTGGATATCCTCCCCATCGATCAACTTCTGCTTGCCACGTTGAACTAAATTGCGGGCTACAATAACTACAACTAAGATTGCAAGCGTGATTGAAATTAACTTCAACATAACTAGGTACAACGGCATCTTCTTCTCCTGTGCTATTTGTGATGGTATTAAAATGTTCAGCGGCCCAGGATTCTCCCGAACGATAATGACGATCACTCAAGTTACCCAAGTCTTCCTGTGTCCAACAATAACTGCATTCTGCAGGACGTTCGTTCTTCAACATGATCACACGCTGAGATTTTTTATAGGGTGTGTTGTGTAATGCACTGGGGGTATCTGCCAACAGTTCTGCAGGTATTTTGTGCAACGGTGGATGATAACAACTGTTGGTCAATCCAGTGGGCAGGTGCAAACTGACCTGCTGCCATTTGGCCAAACAGAGACTAGGACCCAGTCGGTCCTTCATTGTCTCTGCTGCCGACAAGAAGTTACTTTTTGTCACGGTTGTACTTTTCTAATAGGAGTTCTGCAATACGTTGATGACCCAATTCATTTGGGTGTTGTTGACAGCCTTCAAAATACTTGCCTGCAAACAATTCAACAGGCGGACCTGTGGTATTAAATCTGTGCTCAGGTGGTAAATGATCTGCGTAATTTTTCCATTTGATTTGGGATTCAGATAATATTGTGGTTAAATCATTATTGCATAAAAACTTATCAAAGTCAATTGATAGCCCGTATTTTTTTATTTCATCTATTTGTCCGTAATTGTGGGCCATTATGTACCGGCAACCCACATCATTTAAAATCTTTTGTATGCTGTACACAAACAGAGCATGATGATATTTGAACCATTCTGTGGTTTTACTATTAAGAAATTTAAGGTAATCATCACGTTGGTAAGACATGACACTGTAAAATCCATTTTGTTCGTTTTCATCGTACCATCTGGTATCTGGTGGCACTATAATAAGTACCAAGTCAGTTGAGTCCAACATCTTGATATTCAAAATCAAGGTATGAAGTATTATGCCCAGACTACTGCCACTTTTGCCTAGGTTCGTATACTCTGCATCAAGATCTCGAGCAAGCCAATGTATAAACGGTCTTTGGCCAAATTTTAATTCTGCTCCGGCGGCCCAACTGTCTCCAAAACAATAAATCATTTAAACCTCTTGATGTTAAGATGGTTGGTCCACCATCGGGCTACATGTTGGTGTTCAAGAATCTGTTGTGTTGTTTGATGCACCAAATCCTCTGTTTCTTGACTTACAACAAATTCAGGAACAGACAATTTGATGTATTCCAAATATTCTGAAGGCACAGGGTGCAGGTCTGATCTGATGGTTGATCGTTTGCCAAATCCACGGATGTCTACAATTTCATTGATGATGTTGGCAGAGACACCGTCAAAGTTTTTTTGTACAAAATTGTTCCAGGTAGGCCAGTTGATTCCAGCGACATCTGCATATTCTTTTTGAAGAGCCGCAAGATCTATATACCCTGGACGACTGTACCAATCGTTATTAAATACTGAACTGTAAATGCTGGGCAAAATACAGTCAATTTCTTCTCGATAAAGATCTATTATTTGACCATCAATATCAAAGCGATGGTCAACATTGTCGTCTGGCATAGATAATGGTACCGTACTTAAAAAATAGTATCTGCAACCAATTGATTCAAGTATCTTTTTTGAACCAGCAACATGTGCCATATCTCTGATCAGGTATCCAGTTGGATCTGCAAATCTTTCAACAAACCTACTATCATACTCTGTTTGATTGTATATACTGCCAGGTGTTAACCACCCCCGACGGCTGCTATACCTATCTTCTCTACCAATGCTAGTCCACATGACAGCAACTGTGTCATCTGCTGTTATATTGTTGCGTTTGATACATTCCATTAGACTGTAGAATATAAAACTATTGCCAGCACCGGCTTTTCCCCAATTATAAAAATCGTATTCACGTCCCACAATGTCTGCCCAAGTTGGACCGCGATTGTTCTGTGTAAAACTGCACCCAAAGGCAAATAGTCTTTTATTTTTCATCAAAGGTGTCAGTGATCTGTTGAAATGTCAACTTGGAAAATGTTTTGTAATTGTGTTCCAAGATTGATTGCATATCTGTTAATTTTTTTGATAACTGTTCTGTTGAATACTTGGATATGGTATCCAACACCGGCTCTAGTTGTTTGATCTGTTGTTGTGGCGGATATTCATTGTAACCTTCGTCCCAAAAATCATTAAAGGTCAGAAATCCTAGACGTTTTAAGTTTCGAAAATAGTACTGCGGACCAATCACAATAAATGGTCGACGTGCAACCATGCAACGCCATATTTTTTCAGTAGGACAGAATAACACACCATTAGCTCGAGTTTCACATATGATATCAACAAAGATATCTTGGTAATACTTGAGTACATTCAAATTGGCAGGATGCTGTATTGGAAATACGGTTTTTTGTGGAATGTATGTTGAAGGAATATTTTTCAGATTGTCTGCGTCTAATGTTCTGGGACAGGTTTCTAAGAATCTAGCAACTTCGCCAATCATATCGCAACCATAGGTCACAAGGTCATCTAGACCTAAACGATCACACCCGTGATTTTTTATTACATAGTTACTGCGTATACCGGAATTAAAAGTCAACAAGGTTTTGTCAGCAAAGCGTTGATTCATCAAGGCCGCGATCCATAATCTAAACCAAGTGGATCTTCCTATGAACAGAGCAAAATGTTTGGCAGGAACGATACCTGTGTCTAGTTGATTTTTCTTGAGCCAGAACTGTATTTCCCTGACCTCATACCAATACTCGGGAATTTTTTCTATACGATACTGATCATGTTGTTCCATCATGTTACTGGTACGTATGGTTATCCTGTGTGGATCAAAATCATAGTGCAAACAAAATTTATCAAGTATGTCATAAATGCCATTGGCTCTACAGCAAGGCCCCTCAAGTGTAAATTCAACCACAGGATCTTGATCATTGATACGACAATCATTGAGATACAGCACTAGATCTGTTTCTTTGCTTGTGCCGTTGTCGACTGCGGTAACTTGATGTTTACTTTTTAAACTTGACATACTGATAATGATCCAATATTGATTCTGTATCTTGCTTGCTGGGACACATCGCACAAACAGCATTGGGTTTTCCAAAGTTGTTGATAAAGTTGTCTAGAGCCTGAGCACTATCAGTAACAGATAATCCTTCAATCAAATATTTTTCCCATTGTGCTCGATTAGGATATTGACGACGAGACAACACTCCGTCCAGCAATCCGCTAGAACTGCATTTATAAATCTTGCCTTGATACAACAGAGGACAAGTCTGTTGTATACACATATCAAACGCCTCGCGTGGATCACTGGCGTGTGGACGCATATCTGCATATGATCCTACAAATGTTTTATAAAACACACGAGGTCTATTGACCTGAAATCGAAAATTGTTGCCAGTGACCCAACGATCAATACCAAATTCTCGAATCGGAGACCAGGCATATCTTTTGCGGATAGAGTCAACAACTGTTTCTAATCTAGTGTCATCAACATGTACTGTTATCTTGAGAACACAATTTCCAATCTCACATAGTTTATCTATTATCTGAGAATTTTCAGTCAAAAGCAAACCATTGGTGGTAAAACGAATTTGACTATTGGGCATCAGATCTCTTACACCACTGATCCATTGTTCGCACTCCGGATTGAGCAAGGGTTCTCCACCCATGATTCCGAAGTCCGGAATATGAACTCTTGTTAACCAAGCCGACAACTCTTCCTTTCCCTGTTCCCAAGTCACATATCCATCATGTTTGAGATCACTGTAATTAGTACACCCAGCACAACTGATGTTGCAGGCCTGTGTGATCATTGTTTCTAAAAAAGGTAATGTTGGCTTAATCAACATAGTCAATGACGGTTGTATAGTTTTTGTTTATTAACAAATCATAGTTGTGATCCAGTATCGGTTGCATGTCCTGATACATTTGTTCTAACTCAGGGATTGACTTCTTGGACAGTGTGTCAAGCAATTTCAAAATCATTAGATATTTTTGCTGTGGTTCATATCCATCGTAGTCTTCATCCCAAAATTCATAAAATGTACGGAAACCCATTTGTCTTAGATGTATTAAAAAACACTTAGGACCCATGACAACAAATGGCTTTTTGAGCAACATGGGTCTTACTGTTTTTTCTGTTGCATAGAATGTGCGACCCTGTACAAAACTTTCTGCCACTATGTCAATCAACAGGTCAGGATAAAATTCGGCCAATTGATCTGTATGCCTACGAGTAGAAACTCCTACTGTGTAACCATCGTGTGTTTCAAGTTGGCAAGGAAAGTTCCGATACACCGACATAAACTTTGCCGCAGACTCGGGATCAATTTCAAACAGCGTCTGCAATTCAAATTCTCTTCTAGTGTCTTGATCGTGTGGATTGTATCTAAAATTTAATGTGGAAATATCTTTATAACTGTGTTCTAGTGTGGAGGCTATACCTATCCTATGCCATAGTGCCCGATTGTAAAGTGCTCCAAACACTGTGCGTTGATTCCAATGATGAAGTTCAGCATAGTTGGTGGTGTTGGGCACATCAAAGAATCTAAAACGCAAAGATCCTAGAACAATATTATATCTATCGTGTGTTTCGACAGCGTTATCGGTATGTATGGTAACAGACTTGAAATCAAACAAATTTATCATTTGATAAATGCCATTGCTAGACAAACAACTACCTTCCTTGTTGATATCTAACACAATGTCTTGACCTTGATGAGCCTCTAGAAATTGTAAGAACTCATTCTTGTTCCACACAGATAAATCTGTAGGCAGTATGAGAAAATTATTCATATAACCTGTCCTGTAATCTGCATGGTGTACCTGGGAACAGTACCTATGTTTGCTGCCATGTGTGGCACATTGTAATTCCACATCACATAGTCGCCAGCTTGCCAGTTGGCAATGGGATGGCCTGCAATTTCAAAGTAGTGTCCGGTGGCCCATGGTTCCATAAAAATAATGGTACGCCATATGGTACTGGTATCTGTTATATCAAACACACGCTGATAGGTTATGTAATGATCCTGGTGTACCGGCAATACATCACCAGTATTCATTTTGTATAGTGCGGCACCCGAGTTTTTCCATCCAAAGAAATCAAGAAACGGCTGAGCATAGTTGTTGTTGTTCAAATTATGTATAGCACCATTGAGATTAACATTATGGTAACCTTGTGCCTGCCAGGCAGCTACCATGTCTGGATCTTTGTGTGGCAAATATTCGTATGAGAACTCTTTGAAACTATTGTCCCACCAAGGTGCAATATGACCACGTTGAAATTTCATTCTGATAAATGATCTCGTTTGATTTCTCTTACTGGACATTCCAGTTGTTCTGCCAGAGCATTTTTGATAGCGATACGTCGATTGTTGTGATCACGAATGACAATGGCACGACGTCCAATTTCTTCCAACGGCAGTTCTTGCTCAAGACCCGATTTTAGTTGCCATTCAAGATTCCATATTTCATTGTGTATCTCTTTGAGTGCATCAATTTGTGCTCGCACAGACTCCGAATTGTATTGAGCAAACTGTTCGGTGTACCAATCCAGTTCGGCCTGATTGGCACCAGTGCGAGCAAATTTTACTTCGGCAATGGCCAGTCTATCAGCCAGTTCTAATATAGGAAAAAGTGGTGTCATGTGTATAGTTGTTCCAATAGTGCAGGATCATCAATGATCCGTTGTATTTCTATGTTATGCCAATTTGGTCTGCAATGCGGGCAAAAGGCTGTGTTGACTGAATTGTATATTTCATGGTGTTTAGAGGATAACCAAAGATCTCTAAAATCTTTTTCGTCCCAACGACCCAATGCAAATCTGGCATTGCCTTTGTTGTCACAACAAGTATATATCAGGCCATCGGCACAAAAAACAGGAAACTGATACATCTGATGGCATCGTGTGTAGTTTCTGGGCAGGGCTTTGGTTTGATTTAATTTTACTTTTACTGCAAATTGCAGGCCTAACTTTTCGATATCAAACAAACTCTTTTCAATATTGTATGCTTGCCCATCAAGTATGGTGGGACGAATATATAATTGTCGTACACCCACACGTTGACACAGTGCAAAAATATCACGTAGACTTTCATGGTCTGAATTGTAGTCATTGAGCAATACTTTGAAATCAACAGTTGCACCCATTTGAACCAACTCTGTGGCATTGGCAATCACCCGATTGAACAAAGAATCTTTGGTCAGACTGCGACGAATTTCTTCGTATTTGGTCTGCGAACCTGCGTCGATGTCTATGCCAATCCAGGCCATCCGGCGAATCTTTTCTACTGGTACTACCCCAAACATGTCATCCAATCTTGAACCGTTTGTAGTAATGCTGGTCAAGAATCCTAGATCTATGGTATGTTCGAGAACTCGTTCAAATCCTGGCAATAGTGTGGGCTCGCCGCCGCCAGGATAGGTAATGGTATGCAACGATCCGTAGCTGTTGGGAGTATGTGATCTCCAGGCAGCCAGTCGATCCAGTAGGTCTATGTACTCGGTATATCGCTTTTGCACAGGCTGTGCTGTTCTATGGTCTGCACTGTTACAATAAAAACAATCTTGATTGCAAATATTAGTCAGGTCAATGTCTACCTGTGCAGGTATAATAGCACGGCGATCCCGATTCTGCATCCAATGAACTACTTCAGCGTGTTGATACACCGGTGTATTCCTTATGTTGTACTAGATCCATTGTCACCATCCTTCGATCTTTCTAATCACATCTATCTCAGTCATCATGACTTCACTGTTGCGCTGACCTGTGCTGTAGTGATGTTTGAAGAATCTACTTTGTGTGGGATTATATGTCACAATAGGCAGTCCCAATCGTTTGGTCAGTGTGCTATCCATCATGTAGCACTGACTTTCAGGATTGTCACCTTTGTAATCTTCCCAAAGACGTTCTAGTACATCAAAGTCTTGTACATAGTGATGATCCCAATTTTGCAACATGATCATTTCAGTGCCAAGCCTGGCACCATACATGGCCCAGTACCCGTTTTCTACATCGCCTCCTACACTTTGCCAAATACAAAGATGATCGTAATTGCGTTGATGCACACGTTGTTCAAATTCTTCTAAGGTGGGTTTGTGACCACGATTCAAACACATCTTTACTCCTTCACGGAAACCGGCACGCCAGGCCTGTTTGGGACTGGCATTGGGGTATGTGGTCGAATAACAGTTGTGCATGGCAAAGTATTTGCTGTCAAAACAGAACTCAACCGCAGTTTCTTCGTCGCCGGTGCTGGCTTCATGAGTTCGCATGTTGTTGACAAAATCTTTTGACCAACAACTGAGTCCACCGTTGCCATACTGTAGTCCATTGATGATGTTACGTGCTTTCCAACGAAATGCGCCACCTTCTTGCTCAGGAGTGATCTTTAACTGTAGATTAAAGAACTCCGGGTCAGGCAAGTTGTCACCATCAATCAACACAAACCAATCTGTGGCACTGGCCGCTGCGGCTGCCTTGTGTGCGGCATCTGATCCTTTGACTCCGTCTACACGTTTGGCCCAGGGAATCATGTTTTGAATCTTGATCCAGAACTCCTCTTTCTTGGGTTCGTCGTAGGTCAAAAATATGCAGTCAATATCTGCAACATCTATTGTTCGTGTCATTCTAGCCGCCATTTATCAACGTTGTCTGTGTCTGCGGCAGGGAACATGGCACGATTACGCATGGTAACATAATCACCGTCTGCTGATTTTGATAACTGTTTTGCATAACCAGTACCTCCTGATGGTCTGGCCACCAACTGACCATCTACCACAATCTGTATATAACTGTTGAACGCATTATAGGTCTCTTTATCTACCACAATGTGCGGCTCGTCAAACAGCTCAGTGTCTGTGCGTGTGGTTTCTCCGGTAACCGGATCGTAATATATTCTATAAGTCAATTCAACAGGATGGTCAACTAGGTTATTCCAAACCTCTAATAAGTTCTGCGCTGATTCGTTCATTTAAAAAGTCCTTTTGGTAATAGTGTACTGGCCACTGCTGTCTGGTGAATCCCACAAACATATCAGTGCCATCTTGCTCGAAGTGAAATGCTTGCCGCCAATCTGCATGGGAACCTAATCTGTTTATTGCGCCTTTCATATGCACGAAACTGGGATAATCCAGTGCAGGTATAGTACATAGTTCTGGTCCAATCAACTGTGCGGCAATGGCAAACACCACATCGGTGCTGGGCACATCTTCTCTACAATTAGTTAGTACGTGATCACGGAACAAGGGCCAATGTTGATATACTTGTTCAGCCACTTGAAAAAATTGCATACTGATCTGACCAAATCTAAAATACATGATGCCATTGTACACATCGGGCAAATTGCTGTCATCAAACATGCGTCTGTATGTTCGGTCGTTGCTAACTGTTCCTTCGTAATCACGTATTTTTGTTGTAAGACATACTTCACGATGTCGTAAGCCTGTCCACCAATGGTCTATATTTTGTGTAAACAGTAGGTCTGATTCTAGTTTGATAGTTTCTTTAAATGGAGTAATATGCCAAGCCTGCCATTCATTAGCCAACTTCCAACTGCTGGAAGGCTCATTATGATCCACGGGCAAATCCACAATGTAATCAAACACGCGGTGATGAGTTTCATTTATTTTCTCCTTGGTACGGGCATCCACAGCTACAGCATAACTGTTGATCCGCTGTGTCTGTTTGATACTGACAGCCTGATAGTAGGCCAACTCAAGATAGTCCACTTCGTCTGTATTTTGTGCAAAGGTAAAGAACCCTTGTTGTTCACTGAACGTGTTAGGATTTCTCATATTTCCAAACGTCCATTGCGGCCAGTAACTGGTCTTTATTTAAAAAATGTGTATTATTGCCAACAGATTTGGATCCCAATAAACTACGTCCGGTACGGTATGAATAAAATACACTATTGTTTTTGATAGCAGAGACGTGAATATTGTCAGTGGCTGTGACCAACATACCAGGCAATGCTGAGTAATTACCAACATTGTACCCGGTCAAGGTCTGCAAGGCAATGCTGAGTGCGTAGTCATTTCTAAACTGATGATTCCTAAATCCATAAAGCAAACTGTAGAATTCATAATGGTGTTTGATATAAGACATGAAGTCAAATACAGATTCTGCTAATCCGCTTTTGGTAAAATAAATCACTGTGGCCCATTGCATGGGTATACTGGTGGCACCAATACGTTTTTCTAACGTTTGTGTTACACCCAATTCGTAAGTGCTGCCAAAGCAGGCAAAGTCTGTATCGGTATCAAAGATGGGACCTAGTGTGTTGTTGAACATAAAGTAGTCTGCGTCGATCAACAAGGTTTGATCGTATGGCGACAACTGATAAACGGTACTTCTGTTTTGATTGTGCCAAGGGAGTAGTTCTCCGTTGAACTCTCTCAACTGCTCTGTATCTGTACGCGGTTCGACAATCACTTGATCAAACACCGGGTTATCATACTCACAATCAGTTATCAATGTAACAGGAAGATCAAGTTGTTGCTTGACCAGTTCGGCGGCACGTGCGGCGATTCTTAAATACGGATACGCACCATCGTAAGCATATACGACACAGCCTTTAGTCATTTGCAATCTTTCGTATCCGCTTGCTCTCTTCAAATTCTGTGTGCCAGGCGTTCATGACATAATGATAGTGTTGTTGTGCTTGCACCAAGAATACTTGTCTATCCACCTCAACCGGGTTACCATACATATCTTCCAAATACAATTCTGGTATGGGCCAATAGGCCACAAATGCCAACAACTCAGGAGTTATCTTGAACAGTCCACCGTTGTGTGCTAATACCAGTTGGGCTTGAATACGCTCGCGTAGAGTTTTACGAAATTGTGCGTGATCAAATGCTCGATCAGCAATAGATTTAAGATTAGAAATATCCATTCCAACAGTATACACGTCAGGTGTGCTGTTGTCAAATGGAATGGATTATGTGTCCGAGAATGATGTGGCTATGGTAGGCGCAGTTATACCAGTGATATAAGTACCTGCAGGGTTTTGCAAGTTATAGTATAGGTTAGGCACTGAACCCACAGTCTGTTGGAAAGCACTCGAGAAAGTATTGACCAATTTTACCCGAATGGTTGTTACTGGATATGCACCGTTTTGAATAGTGCCCGAATATTCTGTATTAATTGCCACATAGTCGGTAGTGTATGGTGCATTTGGGCTCAATTGCTTGAATTGTTCTGTTGTGGTGGCAGGATGATTTCCACCTATAGCGGTACCCAACCAATATCCGCCGGTGCCGGCTGTGCTCAGTAGTGTTGTAGGTGTCCCAGATCCGCCTGCTTTAGTAGTAGTATTATAAGCAATTTTGACTGTACCACAGCTATTAGTTAATGAATTCCAGTCAACAATGCGTGAGGTACCTGTTGCGGTTACCAAGCCGACACTCAGATCCATTGCACCACCAGCGTTCCACCAATAACGTGCGGCATCGCCGCTGGCCCAGGTCATGGTAATGGTAAACTGACCAGTACGATTTGTGCTGCCGCCCCAACCTGTTGTTCCAGCCACTGTGGTATTGCCTGCGGCCGAGCGACTTGTTACTGAACCCAGGGCTGCCTGTGTGTTGGCTGTCGAAACGCCCGAAGTAATACCGGCCCATGCCTGAATGGTTGTTCCGGCTGTCACTGTGGTAGCAGCCGGCGATATGTTGGCTTGATTTTGATGGCTTAGTACCAGATTCAATTTGTCAATCAGGCCAGACCATTGAGTAGCAGTGATGGTGGCGTCTTGAGACACTTGTGCAAATGCACTGGTACTTTGTCCGTAACCGTATCTGCCGTAGCCGGTGCCGTAAACGTATGCTAGATTAACCTGTGTGGTTGGTATAGTATAGGTGCCGCCAGCTGTGGTGCCCCACGCATAAGTGTTATAGTCGCCATATTGTATTAGGCCGCCTGATGAATAAGTCATTTATTTTTCCTTGATAGCATATTTATAATATAACACATTCTACCAGTTTAGAATCTTCGTTATCATTGGATTCAAGTGCTACTGCAAATCTGCGAGCAATATATGGTGTATATGTGGAATCAATATAGGGTGCATTGGGTTCACTGTAAACACCAACTGCATTACCATCTGGTCCGGCTGTTAGGCCGTCGCCTTTGGCAATTGCGCCTAGAACTCTTACAGGAACTCGTCCTTTTAGTGCTATGGCCTGCCCTGGTGCACCTTCGTTCATTAGATAAGCAGGATGCTCACTGACAACACCGATCGGTATAGTATTTAGTCTACAGGCTGTAACTTCGGCTTCTCCGCCCACACAAACAACAGTTCCGGCTTGGTATTCTTGATCTGTGGTATATTTTTCTGCCAAGTCAGCGTATTTGGCTGTACTTGCGATTCCGCGGAATGTGTATGCCCAAACATTGCTATACCATTTTGTGGCACTGCCCAATGAATAGCCGGTGCTGACTGTGGCATTTGAACGTGGAATAATGGTAACGTTGGCCACCGAGTCAACGTATTGTTTTGTGGCAATGCCCAGGGCCGCCGAAGGATCCGATTGTAATAATGGTAAACCTGTGGCGCCATCAAGACGTAACACCTCAGTAAGTCCACCCACAGTTTTGTTGACATAAAAAACTGTGTCGGCGCCGGATTGAGTTGATGTTATTCTAAAGTCATCCCCACCGCTGATATCCAAACGTGCATTGCCATCTATGGCCGTACCAATTTCAATGCCCAACGAGCTTTCGACTTGAAGTTTATTAAGAATTGGAACAGATACGTCACTGCGTAAGAAACTGGATGATGGTACAAGAACACCACCAATTTTCAAGTTCAATGCACTGTTTGAATCACCGTAGTAAACCAGATTAGGTGACAGCGTGGTATTCAAATTGAAGCCAGGGTAGATTGTAGAGAAGCCAGCAAGATCAGTATCAGTGCGAACTACTTCCGGGACAAATGCAGGGTCTGTACTTAAAATTGCCCCCACTTTGCCAGCAATCATGAACTTGACAACCACGTGCGAACTTGATACACCGCCTGTTGTACCAACAACAAGATCTGCGAGCGCACCGGTTTGGCCAGTTGAGGCTGTAAAAGCTGGACCAATCACGACCCATTTGTTACCACTGTACACGTTCAGTTGGCTGGTACCAGTATTCCACCAAAGATCACCAATGGCTGGACTGGCTGGAGCAGTACTGCCGCTGACCCCAGAAGCCAATTGTTTCCAAAAAGCAGTGGTGGTGTCTGCACCAGCATTGACTTTGAGTACTCCAGCATTGCTGTCCCACCATAATTGCCCAGGTAGAGCATGAGCTGGGGCAATGCCGTTTGCAAAGTTTTCTAACAAGTAAATGAGATTCTCGTTTAAAAATCTACCATACCCGGGGTAATTTTTGCCAACCAAAGTCAAGCTGGTACTGGTATTATCATATGTACCATCTGCCAAAGTGGTCAGTCCAGTGTTATTTGTTAGTGATAAATTATATGGCATTCCGAAAACTCCGAGTTTGTTTTATTTATGATGTTTTTATACGGTTTTCATAATATAGCAAATAGCATAATATGAAGGTAAGACTGCTGGCACAGATATACTATGTGAGTGCGTTCCGTCAGATGAAATGGTATGATTGTGCGATTGGCTGTCGCCACCGGTGTTCTGTAGGGTTCTATTTTTAAATGCGTAGGCGCCACCATCGTAGTCGCCATCGGTGGCATTGCTATAGTAGAAGTACGGGGTAACAAAGTTGCCATCAACATCTTTTAAGCCAGAGTACCAAGCCGGTGAAGCACCGCCGGGGTATGTGGGGGTGCCGCCGACCAGGTTATAATTGCCAGGTTGATCTCCCCAAATTCCATACACATCGTAGAAATCGTGTGTGTGCGGCGGCATTTGATTAAGTGTTAACGATGTTCCACTTACTGTACCGCCATGATTGTGCGAACCTGCTGTGGCGGTTGAAACTGTGACTGCTGATCCGCCACCTGAGGCTGCTACAACATAGGTGCCGCCGGCACCGACCACAAAACGGTTGACCATGTTGGGTGTACCATTGGCCCCATTGCACAACGCCCAGCCATATGGAATATCTGCAATCGCACCCGACCACATTAGAACAATACCACGAGGGAACAAATTGTGAACAAAAGCGGTGGTTGCCAACTGTGTGGTATTGGCTGTGATAGCAGCGGTAGGTGCTGCCGGAGTACCCGTAAATGTGGGACTGGCTATAGTGCTCTTGGTGGCCAGGGCCGCGGTCACATTGGCATTGGCATTGGTAACTGCCACTGTCACAAAGGCTGTGGTAGCAATTTGCGTGGTATTGGTATTGGCAGTTGCAGTAACCGAACGTGGAGTGCCACTCAAAGTGGGACTTACCAATGGAGCATAGTTGGATACGATGTTATTGGTAATGGCCGTAGTTACATCAATCAATGAATTGTAAACACCAGCATTGGCTTCAAATACAAAGGCTGTGGTTGCCAACTGTGTGGTATTGGTCCCTGGTGTGGCTGTGGGTGCTGCCGGAGTCCCTGTAAATGTGGGACTGGCAATATTGGACTTGATAGCGTTTACATTCTGTGCATATACACTGACATCATTAATTTCACCTGTCAACATTCCCAAGGTACTGTTTATTGCACCAACATTGGAAATCAATGCCGCAGATTGAGCGTCATTTACTGCTGTGAGATTTGTATCTACATAGTTCTTGGTAGCGATACCCAGACTGGCTGTGGGATCATCGTAGACTGTAATCAATCCCGAAGAGGCATCTGCTGTCAGCATTGTGACCGGTGAACCGGAACGAGTTCCTACCAGCGTAAAGTCGGCACCTTCTTGACTATTGTATATACTGACATTTCGGGTCAAAGGCTCAGTGGTAATGCGTAGACTCAGGGCCGAGCCCAACCAAAGACCATTGTCGTTGTTGACAGCAAGATTACCCGACATTGTTTCATTTTGATCTTTGCGTACAAAATTTGTTGCCGGAATATTGTTTAGAGCATCAGCATTGCTGGCTGTTCCGTAATAGGTTGTTCCAGAATACGAACTGTTGATATTCAATCCAGATTTGATTGTTGTGAATCCAGCTATGTTGCCATCAGATTGGAATTGGGCATCTTTGTTCCATATGGCAAAAGGTATGTTTCCTATTTTGAACGAAAGAGTATTGTGTGTGTTACTGGCGTTATCAGTTACTGTCAATGGTACTGCACCAGTAATGCCTTGTGCTTTGGTATACACAGGTCCTATCACTGCCCAGTTACTTCCATTATAAGCAGATAATTGATCAGTTATGGTATTAAAAAATAGATCACCTGCGGTCAATGCTGAGGTTGGTGTATTGGTTCCAACTATGATGGTAGATAAATTTTTCCAGGTGGCAGGTGTTGACGAAGCATATACAGCAAGTTTTTTAGTACTGGTATTGAACCAAAGTTGGCCGACACTGGGATTCTGTGGTGCTTGACTGGCAGCAAAATTTTCCATGATCTTGACCAGATCACTTTGTAGATATTCGCCATAACCAACAAAATTTTGTCCAACCAATGTTAGACTAGTACTGGTGTTGTTGTATTCGCCATCAGGTACTGTGGCTGCAACTGTTCCATTGGTTCTAAGGATGCTGTAGCTCATATTGTTATCCTATGCTACTTAAATTGGTCAATGTTTGAATTCGCACAGTATAATCAATTTGAATAAGACGGTTTAGAGCCTTTTGTACTGGATGGAAAACCACGTGTGTCAACAATTTACCAGTTGATGCAGTATATACACCAGTGGTATTATTAAACGAACTTTCGGTGCCATCGGTACTGCGAGCTTTTAGTCCCAATTCATCAAACACAAACTCACTGTCAAGATTCACGCTGTTGTCAAATGCGGCCTGTGTGGCAGGTTCACCATAATCCAACAAACAAGTGATCACTAGGTCTGTGTAGATCTGTCCAGGAATGTGTCTAACTTCTATTCGGTTATTGATAGGATCTGGGTTGGCTGTGGCCGTATTGTCCACAATTTTAAAAAATGTTGGACTGTACAAGTTGGCATTTTGTGTGGTGGTGTTGCTGGGCAAATAATTAATTACACCAGTGGGATCCACATTGGTGCCGCCATTACCAAAATGCATTTCATAGATATAGCTTTGTCCTTTGTTGGCCAAGCTGTAGGCAATGGCTTCACTGATGTTTTCGTAGTGAATGGCGTTGCGTTTATCAACAAAAACTTCTCCAGTTTTGGGGTCGTGAATCTTGATATGACCTTGAACATATAGACTTCCTACATCATCTGCAGGAGGTTGGTGATTCTCTGGGGTGTGATCTTGCATGTTTTCGTCCGTTGTTTCATTATTTATCATGGTTTTTTAGGTCTTTATTATGAAGTTAATGCCTAGATACGGCGGCAAGTTCTGTCCTGTGCCGCCCGTCAAGTCAGATCCGCTAAGATCTTTACCAGTATCTGTGGTGCCACTGACAGTATGACTATGAAATCTATTTTGATTCATGCCACCAGTTGTTCGTTGAACACCAGTGACATTTAAACGTGCCGCTACAGGACCGGCGTTAAAATCAGGAGCTGCAAATGATTCATTATGATCGTGTTCAAGATCTACTTGGTTGGCAGTTCCACTAATAGTGTGGGAATGAGCTATAGCTACAGAATCTTTGCTACCTCCAGTGGAACCAACGGATACTGCACTACCAGGGCCGTAAGGCATACGATTTGTAAAATTAGGAAGATTAAATGTTGTAGTATTATCGCCTACGCCAAACGTTGTACCAATCACCAAAAACAGTGATGCAAAGGTTGTCCTACTGATCGCGCTACCAGTACATATCAAATAGCCGCTTGGAGCACTGGTGCTGGGCCACATTAGAACAGTACCAGTAGGAACCGCCGATGCCAATGCATTGTTTACAAAAGATGTGGTGGCCACTGCTGTGTTTGATGTGCCAGTTGGTTGTGTTGTGGCCACAGTATTGGGAGGCAATGTCACTGTACCTGTAAATGTGGGACTGGCTATATTTGCTTTTAAGTTTAGTGCAGACAGTGTGGGTGCGCTAACCGGTTTGCTGGCATCGTTGGTGTTGTCAACCAAACCCAATCCTACCATCAGTTTGGTTATACCAGTAACATTGCCACTAAATGATGGATTAGTCAGCGGAGCTTTAGAACTCAAAAGATAGTTGACTCTGTTGGCTAAACCAACATTGGCCTCATTGACAAATTCAGTTGTGGCCAATTTGCTATTGCTGGTCCCCGGTGTTTGAGTGGTTGCCACGGTGCCTTCCGGAAATGTAGGCAATCCTGTAAAATTTGGACTGTTTAGATCTGCTTTGACTGTTGCATAAGTTTTTACCCATTCTGTGGTCGCTACCTGTGTGCTATTGCTGTCAAGGGTCGGTGTAGGAGTTTTTATATAGCCATCAACATTAAGATTTCCACTGACCCCAACACCACCCACAACAACCAATGCACCAGTTGAACTACTGCTCGAACCAGTACCACCAGATAATACTGCATCACCATTGACAGATATACCCGTAAGTGTACCAACACTGGTAACCATTGGTTGACTGACTGTTTGTAAGGTTCCGTATAGGTCTTCAAAAATTGCTGTGTCGGCCTGTACTTGTGTGCTGGCAACATTACCTGCAGTGACATTACCTGCGACTGCTAAAACACCAAGCGTACCTGTGCGTGTTATTCCCAGTTGGGTAGCCACCGATAAGGCGCCATAAATTTTATCAGCAACTACCAAATTGCCCGAGTATACATTCCCGGCAGTGACCAAGTTTGCTGCCGTTACATTACCAGCCGAATTTAAAAAAGCCAGGCTAGTTACATAATCTTTGATAGATGTACCATATATTTTATATGTGACATTGGCTGTTTCTATAGGCAACTGAGATGCATCATACATTGATGTTGTTAATGGTAATTGACCTATTTGTATATCTGACATTTTTGTTATTCCTTTTTAGTATTTACCCATTATCCTGGTAGTCCAGCGGCCAGCCTAATGGCTATGGCCTCAGGCGTTGAACTATTTTCCAATCCAGCCAATCGTTGTGTCACTGTTGTACTAATATTTGCTCCAGAGTTACTGACAATTGAATGATGAAACTTATCTACCAATGGTACAGACACATTACCTGTGGGTGCATTGATCCAAGTGGTCAGGTGTGAATTAGTAATCAATCGTTGTGTCTCACCAGAATCAACCACACGACTTCCTGCAACATGAACCAGTCGAGCACCAGTGCCGTCTACACCACGACGAATTTGACTCAGTGTATTGGTCACTATGTCACGACCATAATAGGTAATTTTTTCACCATTGATAAACACCACGCCGGGCAACAAGGCTTCTACACCCGGTGGAGGCAATACTGATGCATTGGCAACATGAATTGTTGTGTCAGTTATGTGCAAATTACTGGTCAATACCGTTATGTTATTTGGACTAATAGTGTAGTACTCGGGCCACAAATTTTTACGTACACCAACCACTGTTACTGCTTGGTCAACATCATTGACATAGATAGATCTATCATCGGCAGCAACAAACCCAAGACGATCTATTCCATGCTGATAGTAGTCGTACACAGGAATTCGATCACTAGTGATTGATTCAACTCCGGGACCAAATGCCACTGCTGTATTGGCTAGTGGGTTAGTATGATCCAAGTACACCTGAGAAATATAAGTAGGTTCAGGATACGTATTGGCAACTGTGATGGTGTCGGATAATTCCAGCATTAATTGTGTGGCCGAATCATTGTTCATGCCATGATATATACGATATCCAACATTGGCAGTGCCCGAATACATCTGAGTCCATACTTCTATGTTCAAGTTATCGTACAGTCGCCCAGGAATCAACTCTTCTGGAGCATGACTACTGTATTGATCTACATAAGCACCGCCGGTGACATTGATGTCTTCAGGACGAGTACCTAGTGCTGTGTCAAGATACGAACTCTGAATAACCGTATCCATATCCAATGGATTGTTTTCGTTATAGTAGGTCAATGTGATTGGTACACCAGCTGGCTCATCTTTTACAACAACACCGGCATCAGCATTGTATACAATAGCTCGGTTGTCTTGAATGATATTAATGGTCCACACATGATTGTTTAACGAACTTCCAGTTACTTCGATGGTCTGTCCGGCTGCAAGATCCGCCTTGCTGAAATTAAATTTGCCAATGTCTGTGGTATAGATAGTGCTGTTGCCAGCAAAGAATTGAATTACATTGCTGGTGACACTTACTTTCTGATCGTACTTTATACCAGAAACTTTTACGCCTGGGTAACCAATACCGGTATATAACTGTTCTAAATCTCTGGCAGGCATACCTGCACCTGGAGTATAATATCCAATGGTTCTATCATTGGCATTGTCAAATTCATTGGCAGCAACTGCGATATACTGCGTGTAGTCAAATATATCGCTGGCCGGAACTTCACTTACATTTGCTCTGAACACTTTGTTGGGATTATTTTCTCCGGTGTAACGAACAGTATCTCCAAGATGGTAAACAGTGTTTGGAGTCCAATCAACTACGTTTGATGTGTAGTTGATTCTATCAAATTTGATGGTGCTACTGATACTTCGAACAGTATTGTAATTGTTTGCTGTGTCAATCTTGTAGTACACATTGTGCATTCTGGCAATAGCTCGAGCATTGCCCTCGATTACAACATTGGGTCGAGTGATGTATCCAGTTCCAGGATTGGTAACAGTGATTGAACGAACAGTGCCATTTCCGGTCCAGATGTTGGCTGTTGCTTTGGCGCCACTGCCGCCACCGCCTGTGATAGTAACATTGGGCACAGAGGTATAGTTGCCACCAAAGTTGTATACTTCGATACTGCTGACCTGGTATTTGTAGTTGTTGTACCAATTTGAATATTCTGATCTTAATGCAGCCGGTAAGGCAGCCATGAAATCAGGATCTTCAATATTGCTCACAGTTGGACTGTGATATGTTTTGGTAGTTGAATCATATCCGCTAGGCAAATCAAAATCTGTTACGTTGCCGCCAAACACATCATTGCCAGTATAGTCAAGCACATATTCGCGAATCTGTGTGCGATAAGGTTTGACTTCGTTGATATACTCTTGATAGAATGTTTGATTGTCACGGATATAGCTTGGGTACTGATCAAGTTTTCTAATCTTGTGTAATATACTGATAAAGCTGGTTTTAAAAATCCAGTCTGTGGATTTTTGTTCGCTTAACAAATAGTTAATCAGCACAAAAAACAACTTATTAAATTCTGCATCAAGATATTTGACAAAAATATCACTTTGTATGGCAGCAAAAATATTGCGTATTTCTTCTACCGGATGTTCATCAAATCTATTGGTATCAAAATCTCCAGATCCAAATGCGGTGTTGTCAACGGTTGAATCATACAACGCTGAACTGATTTGTACTGTACCATTTTGCAATCCTACCAGTGTAGTGGATTTATCGGCGTTTGCACGATAGTATACATATCGACCCGATCCATCGTTATTGACCAATACAATATCATTGGTGACCAATTGTGCTCGAATCGTTTCCAGCTCAGCCAACGTGTGAACTATCCAATTGGTTTCTTGACTGGTATTGAACGTGCTATCATACCAGTCCACTAGATCAATATATTGATCAGTGCGATAAGTCTGCACTCGTTGTAGATTAAATTTTTTGCCAGCATCTAATTCATAGATTGTCCAAAGTCCCTTGTATTGTGCATCTTCTGTCACCAGTATTCGGTATCCGGTTGGCAATACTGTTCTATCGATATAGGCAAGATCTTCATAGTTTGATGTTTTAAAATCCCACTGGCCAGAGTTTGCCGCAGGATACGCATCGCTTATATAGAATTTCTGTGTATCAAATTCTAACATTATAGGATATTGAATCATTACCTGATTACAATAGTCAACAAAAGTTCGCAATGCAGCGAAACGATTTTTAAATACTGACTGCATGGGTCTTGATTCAATGCCCGTTTGTTGATTGCTTGGTAATTTGGGATTTGGTACCGGGCGATGATCTGTGGTTTCACCCACCAGACTGTCTACAATCTTGTTTATAATCTTGGCGGGTATTATGCTGGAGGCTGCATTTTCTTTTATCAACTCATATTCGCTATGGATAATGTTTTCGTTGGGCACAATACTATATGCAATTTGTAATATAGCATTGTTGTCAGAAACATATTGATTGATGTTGTACAAATTAAATGCATCTGTGCGAATTGCTGCCGCATACGACACGCCAGCATTTTGCGGATTTTCGATAATGTTTGCTACATCGGCTGCGGTCTTTGTCTTATTGGCTGCGAACGGATCTGACGTATTTTTATTCACTACCCAGAAATAATATTTGTTGACAATCACTCCAGTGGCATTGTTAACATTGTAAGATAAAGAATACGTACTGTTGTCAATAAACTTGGGTTTACCCGGACCGGTATAACTGGCAGGTGGCAGCGAGCTCTCAACCCATTCGCATACTTCAATCATACTACCAGGAAATAATTTGCCCCAGTTCTTGCTTCTGTAGACCAAGGTATCTTGCTCATAGTCAATATAACGACAGGCATCGAGATTCCACCATAACTGACCCACTTGTTCGGCGCCCCAGGCAGCAGTGGTACCCACATAGTTAAACGTAAAAGGAGTTCTAGCTGTGTCTTCGGCCGTTTGAGGTTGGAATGTGTCGATTACCGGGTTTGATTGATTGTATTTGGCAGGATCGTAACTGGTGATGTAATCCAGTTCTTGATCGGCAATGCCCAATATCTTGCCTTTGGCAGGATCAATTATATCTAAATTGGTCTGTATCTCATTGGTCTTTTTGTTGTAAACAAACATTCTATTTAGATTGGCAGTATCGACTTTGTAACTATGCTGTCTGATCAATTGCCATGATCGTTTATTGCCATCATTGACATAAGAATACACTTCGCCGGCATTCAATACCATGCGACTATCTCGGTCAGCACCGATAATCAAGAGTCCGTTGACAGTATCAATGCTGGCGCCAAAGTTTGCACCAGATTGTGCATAGTCTGAAACAATTTCTTTTACATTAATGAATTGTCCAGGGGTGGCAATATTGTCAGGTCGAGTGGCAATATAATCAAATACAAATACTGCCCCCGACGCAGGAGTAACATTTAGCAGTCGGGTTGAATCTTGATCCAGTGTGGTGTTACCTTGATCCAATGTTTGAAGTTCTTTCGCGGTCGCACCAGAGCTACCAACAAATACGGTGTTGGCTGTATCGGATACTTTGATAGTTGTACCAAAATGCTGTTTGTTATCTGTGTTTGGATGTTCGATAGACTGTACCAATGCGTAGACTTCGAATCCTAAATCTGCCAACGGGTGTTGGCCCCATCCTGGCAAAATATCTAAACGTTTGTTGGGAACAGTAACAGTCGAGTTGATTACTAATTTTCCATCAACTACTAAAGCAGTAATGCCCGGGATATATGCCGCATTGATATCAACTGCCACACTGGCCACTGTAGTTCCGTTAAATACTACTTCAATTCCGTTGACAAAAATACTGTTGCCACGAGTCACTGTTGGATTGGTTACTGTACCGGTGATGGTGCCGTAAACCCGACCTTGGTTTACATATCTATACACGCGGCCAGCATAGTATTCGGGTCGTGTGTAGTAGGGTGCGCCAACATATACAGAACAATTTTGATTGCAAACATCAACAGCATATCCAAAACGTGCTTGTGTGTCGACATGGTCAAGTCCTAGTACTTTTATCAAGGTGAATGAATTTATTTCAACTTGTACTAGACTTCCCCTTGCTGGTACGGTAATAAACTGCACACTACGATCATTGACAATATAATTTCCAGCATAAGTTTGTTCAACACTGTCAACAGTTACCAATAACTCAGTGGGCAAATTTCTATACGGGGTAAATGTATTACGGGTACCATCACCAATGAATGATTCAACAACTCGCTGATGCACTGTGGCAATACCAGCCAATTGTGTGCCATTAACAACAGCACGTGAGTCCCCTACAACAATTTCTCTGCCATCAGTGGTTGTCTTGATTGACGATCCCCAGTTACTATAGGTCACCCCAGACACTGTAGGTGGAGTTAAGGTAGCAATTAATTTATAGGCCCGGGCCTGTCTAAACACCAAAATAACATCATTGACTGGTTCAACAAATGTTACTACATTGCCAGCAAGAGTAAAGTCTACATTGGCAATATAGATGTGATTATCGCCAGTCACTACCAGAGTGTCAATACTCACGGGAGTAAAAGATAATGTAAATTCCACTGGAGCAACATAACTTCCAGTTACTGGATCTAGTGTTGTATTGATATAATCTTGTATGACTACTGAATAAATTCTTGTGGTTGGGGTAGTAACGCCATAAACATAGACCTTGTTGGCACCCGGTGCACCAACATAGATCCAATGATCGTCTTTGCTCATACTGATAGACTGGCCGAATAGATCATTGGCAGCACCATCTGGAGCCCGTAATACCTGTGCAAAACTAGAATTCAATCCAGAGTTGTAATTGTATAAAAAAACCAGTCCTTGATTTGACAATGAGCCAGGAGCACCAATTGCCGCTATATCAGTACCCGAGTCAATACTACTACCAAATTTTAAATTGCCTCCCACTGTGGACAGTTTGACCAACGATTTGATTGGATCACTTTCCAAGAATTTCTTTGTGGTCTGATCTATAGAAAATGTTCTGACAACATCAGCGTCAGTTGACGATGTCCCGCTGGGCTGTCCTACCAACAGCGTACCGCCATTACGGCTTATTTTCACTGCGGTACCGTAAAGGCTATCACGTATGTATTCTTTAGAGGCCAAAGTGACTATGGCACTGCTAGACCATACATCAAACTTTTTATAAACACCCCAACTGCCTTCGCCTTGATCATTGTCGGCCCATATGACATCGTTGGTACGCCATTTGGTTAATGGTTCTTTGCTGATAATTCCTGAACTGTTGTCAACACGCATGGACTCTAGATGGAACAATAACCCGGAACCTGTCACTGCTGATAATTTTTGTAATGTGGCAGCATTTCTCGCTGCCACTACGTAGAAAGTGTTTGATGTGTCTAAATCAAATACTCTGTAAAATCCGTCAAAGTCTGTGTCAAAATTCCTAATGGCAACAACATCGCCAATGGCAAAATTATGAGAGCCATAAGTTGTTATCAATGCCAATCCATTGAGAGCGTAACTCATCTCAGTCACAAAGTTGTCTGTTTCGTTTACTCGATACACATTCCAATCGCCAGCAAAATCTTTTGCTACCCAAATTTTATATCCGGCACCAACATTATATAAAATATTGTTTAATGTGGTGTATTCACGTATGTCAAACAGTGTTGCATCAACGTCGGCCAGATTCACATAACCTGCAGTGATCGGAATACCAATATCTTTGGGCACGGTCAGATCTGTTAGCAAATTGGGGGTGTAATAATTTGGGCGATGATACAATTTGTCTGGCGTTATACCAATAATCTGATCTGGTGCAGTATCGTTGGTATTCAACAATACCAGCGTTTCCGGATCACTAGTAAATGTCTGTTCATCAAGAACTATTTCCACAAAATCGTTGCTGTCGGTGGCGCCATACTCGCCCACACGCAAGGCCCACTCTTCAAAAGTTTCAATACTGCTCTGAACGTTGTTTAAAGAAACTTGATTAAAAGCATCAACTGCATTACGAGTTCCTTTTTGTTTGATATAGCCTTGATAGAACTTGGCCTGTGTCTCAATATCTAAACCTAGATCTGTTAGATAACTGCGTTCACGGAATCCAATTAAGCCATTGCTGAATTTGTTAAGTTGTGAGTTTTGAGGTTGATTGTTGATATCATAGATGTTATCAAACTCTTGTGCGCTGTAACTTAGATTGTTTAATAATCCAGTCTTAATTTGATTTTGTGCGATCTGTTTCCACTGGCTAGACAAAAACTCTGTGGTTCCAATAAGATTGGTCAATGCAACATAATAATTATTTTTGTATGTTACTAGACTACCTTTTCTATAATCAGTATTGGCGGTCCAATCGTTGATAACACCGTTGTTGTAGATAAACCCTGGAATGTCCAATTGACCATTCCAAGCACCTGTACGGTTGCCTATTAGCTTTAATCTAAACTGACGATTGCCCAGTTCAGGTTTGTAGATGATGTCGTTGAACAATGTGGTATTGTCAAAGATCAAGGCGTGTTCGTATTGAACAACATTTAATTGTGCAAACCCAATGGTTTGCCCACTGTGTGCATTTAGTTTGAATTGATTGCCGTAACGAACTACTGTGAATTGTGAATTCTTGATAATATTGCTATCTTGGTCTAGCAGTTTGCTGCCGTAGATATTGTTTTCAATATAGTCAACAGTGCCTGTGGCATTTTCAATTACGATTTGATCAATGATTGGACTCAGTACCAGTAGGCTACCAGATCGCCAACCCTGTTGACTCCAGGTTAAAAATTCTCGAGCACTCAATGTCCAATCTTGTGTGGTGTCCAACAGATTACTATAGGCGTCAAACCGCATGCCTTGACCTATTAGATATCGACCGTAGCTGATTAAAAAGTCAACCACTTGTTGGCGTGTGTTGAATTCGTATCCATACGGAATGCGAATTTTGTAATTTTGAAAATCTTGATAGATAACAGCAACCGTTGATCCTACTTCAATACGTGCCGCATTGTTGTTGGCCAAACTAGGAATAATTGTAAAGAACGGATCCTCAATATCATATCCGCTTATGGTCCATCCATTGCCGCTACGCTGTACAATTACCGCACTATAATTGATTTTTTTAATGGGTGTAGATTTGTTTAAAAAGATCTCGTAGTTGTTGTCTGGAATAACAATACTTTGATTGGTACTGGTAGGTGAGCTCTGTTCAGCAAGAATTTTCACATAGTTCTTGCTGGTAAAGCCGGCCAGCTTGTAACTCAATTGTACAGTCAAACTGCTTAGATAGTTTATAATCTTAACACCGGGGTTGATACCTAAACTGGTTAGATAGTCGCCAACCCAATTGATATAACCCACAGTGCGTTGACGTGTGCCGCCAACTAGACCATTTATCTTGATTGCAGTTGGTGTAATTCTTTGTAGTGTGTCGGACAATGCCACTTGATTTAAGTATGGGTTAACATTGTAGTTGTCCACATTCATCAGGGTACCAAAGTAAAACCCAGGATTCATTAGTGCCACTATTTGTTGCAGAGCAAAAGGATAGTCACTGCTACGGCGCCAAGCATTTTCTGCTGGTCCAATGTCGCCCACTGCAAAACTGGCATTGGTTTTGATACTGTCAAAGTTTGCAACTAAAAATTGATTTGGACTACGTAGATTGCCGGCGTCGTCTACTGGAATGATTTTTAATAGATCAGGTCTTGCAAAACGTGTGTCGTATCGATTTTCGCCGCGAATGTAACCCAGACTTAGGTCGGTCCATAAAACCAAGTTGCCGCCAGTGTAAGGTGCGGGCCCGTAACTGTTTTCCCACCAAGCAGGTTTCTCGCTGAATCCTAGCATTTCCCAAGGTGTCCGATGCGGACGGTCTGTGTCGTAGTAATGCTTGAATACTGCTCGCCAGCTGCCTGGCAATTGACTACCATTAATTACATCATAAAAGTTTTTGTAATTCCAACTGAATGGATCATTAGAATTGTAGCTACTGTTGTTGGTGTAGTTGACTCTATTGGTTCCAATCCATTTTAAAAATGATGTTGTGAGTATGTTATTGAATTCATTGAGATTGTAATCTGTGGTTCTAAAACGACCAGGTAGATAATCGTAAAGATCAATCAGGGTAGAATTGTAGTTGACCTTGATATTGTTGTATATTCTTGTTTCAAGTTCCAACAACATCTGATCACGATAGTCTCCAAATGAGGGGGTTATACTGCCGTCGTGCCCTTGTATCACTGTGGCAGGTGTTAGATAAGTATCATCTGTAAAAATACTTGGGATAAATTTTGGATACAGTCCTAGTTTGGTAGGAGTTTCCGGAACATAACTGCCGTTGGTACTGATGTAGTCTTTGACAATGATTAGATCATTATAAAGTTGTGCCACTTGATTGGTCAATGTGACTGCCGGACGATCTTGATTAAAATAATAATCACGATCTTTTACCAATGCTCGTTTACTGAGAACTATAGGATTATTATTAGCATCAAGCACTAGATTACCATAGGTGTCTTTTTTGGTTGTAGCATAATAAACCAACACTGCACGATCACTCAACTGTGTATCATCAAAAATTGTAGTAATTTCATATTGACGAATCGCAGGATTCAAAATTTGATATGTGGTCGACGGTTGTAGATTACTGCCATATGGCACCATATCGCTGTAGTACCAAGCAAACTTGCTATTCTTATAACGATTGATTTCTCCAACAATGGCATCCACACTGGACGGAATATCTTTGACATTCACTAGACCGCTGGTAAGACTCAACTCTAAGAATTTGTTTTTAAATTTTATATATTCTTTTTGTGCATACTCTGTTGACTTGATAAAATTAACGTCTCGATCCAGCAAGAACAAGTTGCTGTATATTGCAGGACTTTGATGTTGCAAAATACTGCCGGTGTTGTTTTTGATTGATACGTCTCGAAGATTGCTCACACCAGGAACAACACCAACAACTTGATTGGTATTGTGTGCCAGCGTAACCATATGATTACGTATTTGTCCCAGTGTCAGACTAGCAAACGTGCTGTTAAGACCATTGAGATCTAGATTCTTTGGTATTTCATAAGCGCCCAAGGCGCTGACCGAAGTGCTATAAATTTTGATGGTGATACTGTCGCCCACCGTTAAAATATTAACATTTACCCTAACCGCTTGTTTTCCGTTAACCGATACTATTGAATAATCTACAGGGTCCAATGTGTCAAGAGTTTTTCCATTGTTTCTATAAACAATTAAATTTGCAGACCCGCTGGTGTACTTTGGAAGTATGTCAACCACAAAGTAATTTGTCTCACCGGTAAAAGTGTAACTGAATACTTGATATTGTTTTGTTTTCTCTTTGTTTTCTGTCCAGACATTTCGGAACACATATCCACCGGCGTCAGTATTTTTCCTAATGAAATAATTGTTCACTGGTTCTACCACAGGAACCTTGTTGACTAGATATTGGTAAGTGTCTGCATCAAAATCATTGGAGAATTCGATATCGCCTACATTTTGGAAGTTTCTATACGATAACGGAAAACCCAGCACTTGATCTGTTCTTCCCGAACCCAGTTTATAAGACAATATTCGAGTTCCTACAAATGTACTGCTGTCACCACGACGAGACAGACTTACATTATTGCCTGTGAAAATATCAAACAGTGGGCTTTGATTGTAGCCTGTTTTTTTCTGTGCGTTGTACCAGGCGGCCCCGTCAAACCAGTATTCTTCATCAGTGACCAGACCGTTAACAGTATAAATCTTTCGTACCCACATGGTTTCGTCTACAGCGATAGCACTGTCTTGAGCCAGTTCAAGATGCACACGATAATCAGGAGTCTCTTGATTATTGGTCAAATTAAATATACTGACCACATAAATTTTGTTGATCACCAACGGATCAGTATCGGCTGCAAAAACAATTCTGTCGTCTGCATTGAATCTAATGGTGGTACCACCAACGTCAATGTCTGCATACTGATCGTTGTCTGTTGAATAATTTTCAACCTGCAGAAATGCATTGGTTATCTTTGTCAACTCTAAAATATCAACTTGATCTTTTGCTACGCTACCTTGATTGAACAACTGTAAATCAGGTTCAAACTCAATTATAGGACGTAGGGCACGTTGTGCCTGTGTCACAGATGGCAACTGATTTAAGTATGTGGCAGCTGCCGTGATTACATCAATATGAAACCATCGATTGGTTCTCGACCAGGCATTACGATCAATGCTGGCCCGATTGATTGTGATATAATCGTGTGTGGTTGGATCAGTGATGTATGTACCAATACTGTCAGTTTGTTCAATGGATACCAATTTGATTGCAGTACCAACACCTTCTACATAGAACAATTTGTTGGCATAGCTGGTTGGCATCACCGACGAATCAAACTGTATCTTGAGACCATTGGTAAATGTTACACCATTGGGGCTCTTGAAATATGTTTTTCCTAGTATTTCAGTATCTACATTTATCGGTGTACCGGCGGCATCGATCAATCTTAGACTTCCGGTCATGGTTGATACTAAATTGTCTTGATAATACAAATAAGGTGCGGCGGCTGTGATGACTGGAATACGGCTCCATTTGCCAGAATTGATTAGATATTGTGTGTTGGCATAGGAAACACCACCCAGCACAAATACTTTTTGTGTATTGGTAATTGGCAATGGATTGACCAAATTAACAACCTGACCTCCGTTGCCGTCATCAACAAGATTGATGGTCCACACCGTGTAGCGATCTTGTGCCGGTACTGGGTCTGCATCAAATACATTGAGTGGGGTCCAGTCTGCATCGGTATAGGTATGTCCAACAAATATAATTTGTTTGGTTGAAAAATTTGTGGTTGCTCCATCAAGTCCGCCATTGGCCACAATTTCCGCTACCGTCAACCCCTGTACCCGATTATAAGGTATGGATACTGCTATATCAACTTCGTAGGCCAAATTTAATGAATTATAACTGTCCTGAGCATCAGGCATGGGCACTGTGAATGTGATGGTGCCCACATCGTCACCGTTGTTGGTCACTCCCAATATTTGTCTACTGCTGGTGTTGGGTTGACCCAATCTCAAGCCTGATGTTCCGGGCTCGGTTTGAATCCAAAAAGGTATGCCAGGTTGATTGACTATAAAATTATAAGTGCCACCGTGCACCAAAAACAGTTCAGGATTCGATGCGCCATCCTCTGTGGAAAATTTATAAGAGCCAGTGACTGTGTCTCTAGTTACCACTATGTTTGCTTCTGTGACCGCGCCAGTGCTTGATACTGTTACGGTATCGGGACCGTTGGGTAACCAATAGTATTGATTAAAATTAACAAATTTGTCAAAATCAAACAAGCCGTTGTAGCTGTATGATTTGTTTTTAAACAAACGATCGTGATCGGCTATGTTGCCACCATAGTATTCGATCTGTTGTAACAGATCAATATAGTTGCCAAAGAACTCGGTGGCGCCCGATTTGTTCTTGATAACCACACTGGGCTCAAGTTGATAATTTTGTCTCAGTGCCGATGATTCTTTTATAAAATAGTCTGCGGATTTGGCTGTGGGCGAAAATTGACGACCAATATAACCATTGATTTTTTGAAAATTGGGATCAGATACCAACTGATCCACTGTGGCATTAAGAAACTTTTTGTTGGTATCGGTACGAAATACTTCTGGTAATAAATTTACGGTTTTGTTATTGGCCATTAAACTACTCCGGAAGTTAAAGCTAATGTTTGATTGATTTGAGCCGCTGTTACTGCGCTGATAATTTCAACATCATTGACTGTGGCCGCACTGATAATAATTTCATTGGCTTCAGAATTGATCTGATAAAGTGTACCAAAGCGAACTGCACTATCGCTGGGAACAATAACAATGCTAGCGATGTTGGGTGTTAATGTGGTGTGTAGATATGCACTCAATTCTGAGAAATAAAATGTTTCGCCAAAGTCCCATTGTCCAATAGCAAAGTAAGTGTTGATGGCATTGATTACACTGCTCTTGACATCGTTGTCACTGATAACAATGTTGGAATTTTTAACAATTTTGAACTTGGCCTGTAGTGCAGGGTCTGCACGTAACCCAAATAAAGGCTTGAATCGAGCTGTGTTGTATATCAATGTATCACTCAATGCTTTGTAATTTTCTAATCCGCTGAACTCAATTTTTAAAGTTTCGTTGGTGGGTGCCACTGGATCTGCAACTGCGCCGCTGGCGTCTTGAATCCAGGCTGCATAGTCAGTTGCATACTGTTTGGTTAAAATATACAGGTCCATGATATTGTTGGGACTCGGATCAATACGTCGGTAGTTGGGACTGTTATGACGATATTGGAAGTACAACTGCTGACGGCCAGTGTATGCTGCCAAGTCTGTACGTGCTACAAGACTTCTCACACTGTTGGTGATAGACAATTCGTAGAACACTTTTTCTGAGGTAGCATAGAATACTTGTCCGCTTTCGTAGATATTGATATAAGTTTTAATATCATTCTGTGTGGCATAGCTACTGACAACAAGAGCATTGTCGTACGGTTGTGTATACAAAAACTTGTTGGGGTCATTCAACGACTGTTGATACACATACTTTGCCGAAGTATTCACCAAAGGATTCACAATATTATCAAACAGGTCAGGATTATCCGGAACGCCATCGCTGTTGCTGTCAGGGAAAGTGACCAAGATTCTACGGGTGCTTTGATACCCATCTGGTTCAACAATGTTTTTGTACACATACCAAGTTTGATCTTCACCAATGGCCTCACGACTGTCGGGTCGATTGTTGATTTTTAATACATTGATCTGATCGTGTAGAGTCAATCCAGTTTTTGTATCGTACACTTTTACACGTTCGTCAAAATAGAAACGTGTTTCTCTCTGACTTTCAAAAATATAATCAATTCCTCGATAGTCGACTCGATAGTCAATACCGTTGTAGCTGAGTCTAATCAACCAACTGGTGTCCAATGCCTGTCCTGTGGTATCGCCAGCATGGTTCAAGCTAAAATTATATGAGTCCAATGCTGTGCTTAGATCAGCAGATTCAATTATTGACCAAGTTTGATCTGCATCATCATAACGTAGACCAAATGTTTTTTTGCTTTGAATATAAGTTTTTACTGTGTTGGTCAACGAGCTCAATAGATTGTTTTTAAATTGAGGAATAATTTGATCAATCACCGCCGAATCAGGCACCATTTTGCCTAGTGTAATAATGGTATCATTGATGTCCATTACACCTGCATAGATATAGGTACGGTCACCACTCAGTGTAGGTGATCCTGTGACAATTTGATTCTGTGCATTAAAATATTTTCCGGTCCCGGCTGCGAATCTAATGATAGACCCTGCACGGACATAGCGAAGTTTATTTGATAGGCCAACATCCAATACTGCAATAGGTGTTGCACCATCTTCGCTTAGATATCCCACACTACCAGTGCTAAGTCTTTGTGTTGTGGTCCACAGTATGGTAGTATCAGGCACATATCGTGTGTATGTTTTGTAATACAGGTGTTCTAATTCTTTGGCATTTAGCAAAGGAATTATTTGATTGTAAACAATCTTTGAAATTTCTGTAGTGCTATTCCATTGAAAATTAAAACTGCCGGTGAATTGGTTTCTGTACAACCAACCGTCTTGGGCAAAAACATTGGTACTGGAATATTTGCCAGTCACATCAAGCACATCCAAGTAACGACTAACACCCGAGCTGGTTCTATTGACTGCTTTGACTTTTAGTATATTGGCGTATTGTGTGTAGGGGAACAGATTGTAATCTTCCCCGGTGATCATACGATTTTGCGTGTAGTAATTCTGTGGTGCTTTGGTACGAATATCGTCAATGGTTTCTTTGGCACTGGCGTTGGCCACTGTGTAATGCAAACTTGCACGAATGGTCAGGGTTTCAGCACGGCCACTGCGACTGGCGTAAGTCAATGGTATGACTATGTTTTGCATTTCGTCCGGAGTAATCTTGTAGTTTAGGCCGTTGCTTTGACGATAGTATAATCTGAAATTGCCTTGTGGTACATTGGTAAAGGCGCCGTCGCCAAACACCAGGTCAATTTGATCGTTGGTACGACTGCTGACTTGATAAAGATTCTTTTCGCCAATGTTGTTGTAGATTACATTGATGCCCGATACTGATGGAACAGCTTTCCACAGAGTCTGTTCGTTGTTGAAGCTGTCCAAGGCATACAACCAAACGTCGGTGTTGTTGATATTGTCAAAATTGATGTTGACCACACGATTAGGCAAATTGTCAGCAATGGTAAAATCTTGTGTGTTCAAGACACCTTGTTTGAAAGAAAGGAAAAATCCAGTATTGTTACTGCTGTTGCCCAAACTGTCACTGCGATACAATATATTAAAGTTGGCACTAGAACTGGGAGTTTGCTCGTAAATGTAACTTTGTTTTGCTGTGGTTGCACTGACTGCTTCAAAGTTCATTTG